ATCGTACTTCCCAAAAGGGAGGCAGTTTAGGCGATAGCCTGTTCTTCTTCGCGCATGTACACAATCTCAGAAAGCAAGTTGCTGAAATTGTACTTGATGTTGTATGTACCGAAGGCATCGAAAAACCAATCTTCAAGATATGCTCTATCCTCTTTAGCTCGCTCGCTGTCTTCTGCGGAATCCAAACGAGCAACCATTTGAGGAAACAGACGGAAGTAATCATCTCCGGCATACTCAGAAGACCAACGTGTACCCGTAATATGAGCGGGATAATCGTCCTCGATGTCTGCGAAATTTCCAGGCATACTATGATTGTTCATGTGAAGATATTTCTTCATGTCTCTATTTGATTCAAGAGCAAAATCCCGCGCAAGAGACTGGATATTCTTGCCGTACAAATCGGCAATGTATTCCTCTATATCCTCTGGATTGTCGCAGTCTTCAAGACACTCACGATAAAGAGCTTCTATCGTTTTAGCGAAACTGAAAACACCGATGTAGTCGGCTACCTTCTCGACAACCTCGCCTTTGTTGTTCATAACAACTTCTACAATATTCTTTTCCATAATTCTTTGTTTTTAGGTTATACTTGCACTCTCCACAAGGGAGAGTCTTTTAGGCTTATCAAAACCACAACGGAATGAACTTCGCAATATTTTTAGCTTTTCTGCGGTCTCTTCTGCGCCTTTCTTCGTAAGCGCTTCCGTTGACGCACTGGTCGGCTGACCGCTGAAACATTGCACCTACAGCCCAATAGGCTGGAGTGTAATCCTGCGGAACTTTATCCAAGTCAATGCAGCCAGAGTCGAGTATTTGGTTGATACACTTGTTAAACTCCTCTATCGTACTTCCCAAAAGGGAGGCAGTTTAGGCGATAGCCTGTTCTTCTTCGCGCATGTACACAATCTCAGAAAGCAAGTTGCTGAAATTGTACTTGATGTTGTATGTACCGAAGGCATCGAAAAACCAATCTTCAAGATATGCTCTATCCTCTTTAGCTCGCTCGCTGTCTTCTGCGGAATCCAAACGAGCAACCATTTGAGGAAACAGACGGAAGTAATCATCTCCGGCATACTCAGAAGACCAACGTGTACCCGTAATATGAGCGGGATAATCGTCCTCGATGTCTGCGAAATTTCCAGGCATACTATGATTGTTCATGTGAAGATATTTCTTCATGTCTCTATTTGATTCAAGAGCAAAATCCCGCGCAAGAGACTGGATATTCTTGCCGTACAAATCGGCAATGTATTCCTCTATATCCTCTGGATTGTCGCAGTCTTCAAGACACTCACGATAAAGAGCTTCTATCGTTTTAGCGAAACTGAAAACACCGATGTAGTCGGCTACCTTCTCGACAACCTCGCCTTTGTTGTTCATAACAACTTCTACAATATTCTTTTCCATAATTCTTTGTTTTTAGGTTATACTTGCACTCTCCACAAGGGAGAGTCTTTTAGGCTTATCAAAACCACAACGGAATGAACTTCGCAATATTTTTAGCTTTTCTGCGGTCTCTTCTGCGCCTTTCTTCGTAAGCGCTTCCGTTGACGCACTGGTCGGCTGACCGCTGAAACATTGCACCTACAGCCCAATAGGCTGGAGTGTAATCCTGCGGAACTTTATCCAAGTCAATGCAGCCAGAGTCGAGTATTTGGTTGATACACTTGTTAAACTCCTCTACGTTTCTGTAGTTGCGAACAACATGGTTGCACTTTTCGATAAATTCTTCTCTCGTCATAATCATAAAATTTGGTTAATAGAAATCCCCACCCGTGGGAGTGAGGATTGGTTTGGCTACAGCAGCTGGCTTGCTTTTGCTGCATTCTCGCAGTTGGTAGTCGTGGAAACTCCCTTCCACATCGTTCCGAAATGATCTACGCAAAGAATCCACAAGTCGAGCTTGTCTGAGTAAGAGAAGATAAGGTCAGGGAAATTCTTCTGCATCCATTCCTTATCTTCGCCGCTCATGTTAGTGAGAAACCACTGGAATATCTCGATTCCGTCCCTGCCGTCTTCATTGTCATTTGTCCACTCTGGATACTCGATATTCTCAATTACTGATTCGTCATTCTCCACAATATTGTTGCAGAGGATAAACGCATTTCCAAGCCAGTGTACGGCTGTGTAATAATCTGTTATCATAATCATAATATTTAATGGGTTAAACGTCGTTCTGTGCAGATAGGCTGCACAGATTTGTTGAGGCTCAATAACCACGATACAGGATTCTCTTGACAAGCGGATATTCATAACCTCCGTCCTGTCCTACGCAGTAGGTAAAGCTCGGCTTGTTGCCACGCAGCTCAACCCACAGACGGGAAAGTATGCCACAGTTCTCGATTCTGCCGTACTTCATGTTGTGGAATACCTCGTCGTACTTTCTTTTCTGACAGCCCAGTGCTTGACAGAAGCCGTCAGACAGCTCACACAGAGCGTTGTCGGTAAGCTCGAACGGACGCCATTTATAATGCTTATTATCGTAGATTTGTCCGCCTAAAAAGTCGCTCATTGTAAACTGCTGCTCGCCGTTTGCTCTAAGTAAGCCGGCGAGCGTCTTGTAAGTTCTTTTCTTCATAATCTTATTTTTGTTGGTTTGTAATTGTTCCTGCGTGCAATCGTCACGCAGGATTTTAAGGCATTAGCGACGGAAACGGCTCATATCCACGCCGTAAATCTTTGCAAGGCGCAGAATACCATTGGCGATGCGCTCAAACCATGTACGTACAAACTGCGAGGTTCTTGCGTCTGTTCTGCAATAACCCCACTCCGTGCCAACCTTGGCAATGTCATAGTTCGTAAAGGCTACGTTCACGGTAGAGCAAAGACCACTAATCCAGTATGTCAGTTTCTCCAGAGTAGACATTCTGCGCCTGTCGTTTTTGTAGATTTCATCGTAGAACATATCAAGCGCAAACTCAATGCGCTCCTTGTCAGACATAGACTCTACATCTACATCATCGGAAGAGATGGAGTCAAGGATGTAAGCATACATTTTGCCGTTCACTTTGTAATCTCGTGGGTTCTTTTTCATAATCCTAAAATTTTAAATGGTTGATAAAATGAACCCGTGACAAAACGTAACGGGTTGTTTAGGCTCAATCGTGATAAGCAATGGCTACAATCTCAACAATAGCGTCGTGAAAATCATTCTCAGATTTCGGATCATTGTAGTCGGTCATACGTGCGTTGTGCATCTTGCGAGCAGCAATCTTTGCCTTGTTTATCTGATACATCAACGAACGTTCAAAATTCTTGTCGCAATTTCTGTCTCTTAGCATAATTCAATGATTTAATTGGTTTGTATGTGCCTCCGAGGATGGAGACTTTTTAGGTCGGTTCGTCCGTGCTGTACTTGAAGGTGATATCACTGATACGCGTATCCTCGTAGTAAAAGACGGTGGTGTGTAGCTTTGTGTTAGCATCAAGGGAATTTTCGTTGACACCGGTGCAGACGATTTCAAGCCATTGGATAATCCGTGACTTGATGTCCGAGCTGAGCGGATGGTCGAGAACTTCGAGGCGTACGAAACTTGAGCCGTATCTGTAACTCATCTTGACAACGTGACGATGGATAAACCCTATCAGCACGCCGTGTCCGTCGCAGCAATACGTATTATCGTCGAAAAGATCGTCGAAGAGAACGTCGCTACATAAGTCTTTCTCGTTGATAGGGCAGGGAATTTCTGTTTTCATAATTCTAAAATTTCATTGGTTAATAGTAGCGGAGAAATATCTCCGCTGTTTAGGCTATCTGCCGAAGTATTTGCGCTCGAAATCTTCGTAACTCTCGCAGTTGAAGACAACCGCAACGCATTTCAAACCACGGGCAATTAAACCCTGTTTGACTTCTTTTGTAAGTTGTTCGCCTGTGTACACCTCGAAAGGAGGGAACACGAAATAATTCTGTGTCATAATAATTCTGTTTGGTTAATGGCAGACGGCACGAATTATCGTACCGCCCGATTTTAGGCTCTACGGCTCGATGCGTGAAAATACTGCGTAGGTGTGTCTGCCTGTCTCGCTTTTCTGCATAAGCTCGGCAAACTTCACTGCGTCCTCACGGGTCGTAAACTCACGCTCAACTCTCGGTGCAAAACTCGGGTAAAACTCAAGTACTACAAAATTCTTCTCTGTGTTCATAATTATGTGATTTGGTTGGTTAATAGACCCCACAATCGTGGGGATTTTTAGGCTGCGGATTACTTGTCGGATTTCTCGTTCACGTAGGCTACAAGGCGCTCAAACTCTGCGTCGTTTTCCTCTGTGTAGCAGTATGGATTGAATGAGAAATACTCGTTGTAACTACGGGATTTGCTATCTCCCTTATCCTCTGCGTAGCCGACGCAAACACAGATCAGAGTAGCCCTGAAAATATTTTGCACGATAGAAATACTCAGATGCTTGTCGAAACACACTTCTCTCTGCATCTTTTGCAATTTGCGGAGGAAAACTTTGGCTATCCTCTCAGACTCTGTAAGCTTTTTCTTTTCCATAATTCTCTTGTTTTTATTGGTTGTCTTGAGCCGTGACACGCACAATAATCGTACTGCCACGGCATTTTCAGGCGATGAAGGCTACAGTGAGATATTTGCCGTCGTAACCAAGGAACTCAACGTGTGTGTAGATTTCCTGCATCTTCGCGAATACGCTCTCCATGAACAGAGAACCCTCGCACTTAATTCTTCGTGTTGCCATAATTCATTTGTTTTTATTAGTTATTTATCGTACTGCCTAATTTGCAGGCAGTTTTTTAGGCTGAATTTTTCAGAACACGAAATCCACGTAAACAAGGCGTGAACCTTTGAACTCGCTCCAATAATTCACATTGTCGTACTTGTACGCCTCGAATTTTTGGGAACTTCTGTTGTACTCGTCACGCACCCAAACGGGAGCGGACTCCGAATTTGCCAAGCGGAAAAACTCGCCACGCTTGACTCTGCGCATTTCTATCTGTCTCATAATTCTGTAAGGTTGATTTATCGTACTGCCCCATATAACAGGGCAGCATTTAGGCTGAAAGTTTCCAAGCACAATTATCGTACTAATCACTCTCCACGTTGCAGCCGAACAGGAATTTTTCCAAGCGCAGCGTACTGCGGTACAGCTCAACGCAGAACCATCGACCATTTTTCGTACTCGTCCAGATGAACGTCACAAGAAGAGCGTAGAAAATTCCAAGCACATTCCCGATTATCGTACCGCTTACAAGCAAAACACACGGGAGCAACTGGATAATTCCAAGCACAATTATCGTACTTGAATAGATAATCTGTCTTTTCTTCATAATCATAGAATTTTATTGGTTTGTATTGTTGGCAGCCCAATAACTGCCATGATTTTGGACGCTCGCTATTATACGATTGAGTAACCAAGACACAAAGCGTAAAATACTACATAGCACATGGTTGAGAAATAAACAAACTCTTTCATAATTCTTTTGTTTTTAATTGTTAATAAAATGGTTAATGGTGGCAGCCTGTCGGCTACCTTTTAGGCGTTAAACGAAAACACGATAGTACGCAAAGGTGAGAAGGAGCATATCCATTCTATTGTCAATGTCGATAGCGTGTGTTTCAACGCCTCCGCCTGATACTATCAGTTTGCCGTCCTCAATGTAAAGAAATGAGTATCCGTTCGCAGGCTTCAGAAAATGATGCTTGCCCTCCAGAGTTTCAAGGAAATAATTGTACATTGCTGTTGCTACGCTTTTTTCTTTCTCTTCCATAATTCAATAAATTTAGTTGGTTTGTAGTAGAGCAGCCACAAGGACTGCCCTATTTGCCTTAGGACGTGCATCTTGGCACCGCGTTCATCCGAATATTACTCCGAGTAACCAGCTCGCTGAGTCACGGCTCACGCCCCGCCCTGTTTTAATGCTGTGGCTGCATCCCGATTTCTTGGCAGACATACGGGGAAACTGTATAGTTTTTATGGTGACTTCTCACCAGTATGTAAGTTCTTGCAGAGCCGTGGCGCACGTTCTCGCACGCCCTTATAGGTTGCTCACTCTATCCACCACGATAGAGGTCGATTTCCCGCGAATTTCACGCGGACGCTCTTAAAACGTAGAATATGAATTATGAATTATTTTTAATTTCTCGCAGTCCTCACGCCGGACTCGCACTGCTTCCTCAGTTTGCCGTCTGTCTTTCCGCTCTTCTCGTTTCGCTGCCTTCAGTCGTCGCACATCAAGCAGCCGCCTTGTCGGCTGCGCTGCTCTCTGCGCTAAGTCCGCCGTGTGTGGGTAGTGGCTATCTACCTGACACACGCCGCCCTGTCGGGTTATTCACCCGACCTGTGCCTGTGCAAATGACAAACAAGAGAGTTTGTATTGCTGAAACAAAGGTTAGCGGAATTACAAACGGCTTCCTTCTGGTCGCTGCCGTAGGGCTATTATGTAATAATAGCGAGTATGTTAGACGCTATAAGCGGAGTCGAACCGCTTGAACGTTCCAAAATAGCGAGCACGAAAAAAGGTGCACCGAATAGCGATGCACCCTGTTTCGTGTGTGTTGTGTGTTGCGTGTTACTTTTTGCTTGCCTTGTCAGCCTTGGCGGCTTCTTCCTCAACCGCTGCGAGCGCTGCACGTGCAGCAGCAAGTCTTTCCTGTAGGCTCTTTCTTTCTGTCTTCTTATCCTCGACCGCTTTAAGGCTTTTTTCGTAGTCCTTAACCGCTGCGAGTACATACGCTGCGAGTTGTGGCAAAGAAGACACAAAAGGCGTGTTTATTTCTCGGTTAGTTTTAAACCACTTTGCAAAACCACTCAAACCCCGTGTGTGTGTCACCGCCTCAACTGCAAAAGATATTGCGACGTTTGCACATCCGCTGAACTCATCATCAAGCCAAAGACAATAATTTACTGCGTTGTCGTAGGCTTGTTTAGCTTTCGTGTACTCCTTATATAAAGAGTACAGGGAGTCGTAAGCCGTTGGGCGGTCTGTGTCTTTTTTCGCTTGTTGTTGTACTTCAGTATTAAGCAATTCGCACACTGTCACATTGTCTACCACTGGTTTTGACGCTTTCAAAACGTCTTGCAATTCCTTGTTTGTCATAATCTTGTATAATTAGATGTTATTGTATTGCGTCCCTGTCTCTATCAGTGTAGCGCCGTGCCGTGGGACGTACGACAGGCAGCACCCTATGTTTATACTATATATAAAGCAAAAGGCGTGCAACTGACAGATGAATTAACAATTTTAACAAATAGCTAACTTGTTATATATCAATGTGTTACAAGATTTTTATGGTGTATAAATATACATTATATGCATAAAGACTGACAAAGTGACAATTTTAACTTAATAAATCTTAATTGTCAGTGACAACCTGTCAAAATTTAAATATGTTTAACAAGTCGTGAAACATTATATTTATACACATTAGAAATTAATATAAATGTATAATGTATTGATTTTTAAGCGGTTACAACTTTTTATAATATAAGGCAAGCGTGAAACATAAAATGTACGTTTAGCACTTTTTAACGTTATATTATTGCATATAATATAAAGAAAACAGGGTGCACCCCCCCTGAGAATTGACTATTTGACGGCATAGTCACCTCTTTTAAAAATTTTTTCTTCCGATTTTTGACATTATGTAAACTTATGTTCCTATTTGTTAAAAACTGTAAACTTGTATATTTATGTATATTTGGTTTTATTAACTTCCTGGCGGTCGAAACTGGGAAGTGGAACGTCTCTTTGTCGCCGAATAGCTATGTATATTTATTATACACTCGATGTAGGATAAAAATGCACCAAAAACCTCGTATTTACGGGAGTTTGTGCATGATTGTAGGACTTATTTTGTACCTTCGTTTCAGAGGCATGTGAGGATAGGGGTTGAGAACCTTATCATACACTACCTACACAAACCCCGTGTTTATCGGGGATTTGGCTGCATTTGGAACCTACATTAATCGTTCATTTTCTGTTAATCGGAATTGACCGTCTCTACGGACTGGTTTTATCAGATGCAAAAGTAGTAAAATTAATTGTAAAAGTATGGGAAACGGAATGGAAAACCTCATGGAAAGACTTGAAAAAGAGTTGGAGGAGGAAAAGAGGGAGATGGATAAGCGCAACAGATGGCGCAAGCGGCTAAAAATTCTGATGATATTGGGAGTTTTACTGGCTTTTTCAGTTGTCACGATATTGGCTTTTGCAAAGTCATTGGCTGCTGGTTTTATAGTATTGGGCATTTCCTCTATGTTCCCATACTGGTTGTATGAATTTTATAACGAATGTTAATTATGGAGTCGGGAATTACAGAGGATGGCATGTTTAGTATGCCAATGAAAGAAGCTATAGGTTATTTTAAAATAATGGTTTAAATGAAGAAAAGAAATAAAAATAGACGAATACTCTACGGACATCATAATTTGCGCGAGTTATCGGAAAGAGCTTTGCGAAATCTTGATGGAGCGATGGATAACGCCCATGATGTAGCCGTGATGCGCTATGTCTTGTTGCATTTCGCTAATTGGTTCAAGACTGGCTTCAAGAAACTGCCACTATTCGAGAGCGACCCGTTTGTTGACGACTGGTGTAACGGTATGGCGAGGAATATATACCGTTATATGTCAGACATTACAAAGAAACAAGAAGGTAAAAACAAGAACGAGATATGAAACAGGAGTTATTGGATGATTTGCAGCGTTTGCTGAAATGCCCAAAGCCAAAGTGCGCCGATAGGGCTTTGTTGGATGGCGCGTTGAGCGGATGGAAGGATGAGGTGTACGACCTGAAAAGAGAATTGAACAACGGCGATCCGACTGATGCTAAATGGCTGGAGCGTCCGATAAAAGTGGAACTGCTACCTCGCGGTTTAGACCGTCTCTGTCTTGACAACTTCGGGCAATATGCGCAGAAATACTACAATGCGGCTATCACGTTCCGTCGCCTCATGTACACGCTTATTTACTATCATGCGCAGCCTAACCCCATAAACAAAGACAGAAACGCATACGAGCTTGCGCTGCGCGAGATGGAGGAGATATGGGTGCCGTTTAAAGAAAGGAGTAGTAACAATGATTAACAGAGAGGACATTAAGGAGGGCTTGAAGTTTAGGATGCCCAACAACAAAATCGAGCGTAAGTATCAAGTAGCGAGCTTTCGTGGTGCCAGGGATATGTGTGAGTTTATCCAGTATCTGACAACGCTGAAAACTCCGCGCGGAGACAAAAATTATGTAACGCTCCAAGTACCGCTTTTCGAGGTGTGTGGCGGTCCGAAACCGATAATCTCCGCCGATAAGAAAGACCCGCATTGCTCATGGGTCGGCGAGTACATCAAGGTTCGCAGCGATGCGATCTGGAAGAAACCGTTCTACATATCCCTGAGCGACGTGATGCAACACGGATTAGTTGACAATAAAACCCTAAAGGACGTGTTGCGTAATGAGCGTGAGGGTAAGTCCACGCGGTTAATCCCAAAGAAGTGTGTAGCGTTCCGTGACATTACCAACGACATGTACGACACCTTCAAAGCGAAGAACCACGACTACGGCAATAGCTTCTCGGAATTGTTTGCGGAGTGCGGTATGACATACGCCTACGGGCACCTGTCCGAGAAGCTAAAGCGCGTGAAGTCACTGATGTCTGACGAGGCGAAGGTGAAGGGCGAGAGTATGAAAGACTCCCTGCTTGACCTTGCGAACTATGCGATACTTACGATTATGGAACTTGATAAAACGAAGAAATAATTGCAACTTAAAATCTAATAATATGCAAGAGATTGTATTTAGAAGTAACGATAATCAGGCACTGACAACGAGTATGATTGTTGCAGAGAAGTTTGGTAAAGAACATAGCGACGTTCTTAAAGCTATAAAAAGTTTATTTACGACAGGGGAAAAATCCCTTTTCGTTGAGAACCAGCAACTTGCGAAGATGTTTTCCCTTACGGAGGTGGAACAGCCGATGCCTGTTGGTGGCGGTGTGAAGAAGCTGCCTATCTACGTTATGAACCGTGACGGCTTTACTCTCTTGGCTATGGGCTTTACGGGGGCGAAGGCTTTGGCTTTCAAGCTGGAGTATATGAATGCCTTTAACGCCATGGAACAGCAGATACGCCAGAGTAGCGGAGTTCCTCAGTCGTTCGCTCAGGCTCTTATGCTTGCCGCCAAGCAGCAGGAGCAGATAGAAGCGCAGCAGAAGCAGCTTGAGATGCAGAAGCCGAAAGTAGAGTTCTTTGAAGCAGTGGCTGAAAGCAAGACCGCCATCGACATCAAGGCTGCTGCGAATACCCTCCACTTCAAAAACATCGGCAGAAACAAGTTGTTTGAAATTCTGCGCAACGCGAAAATACTCATGTGGAACAATCTCCCATATCAGAAGTATGTTGACTGTGGATATTTCCGCACGATAGAACAGAAATACACAACGCATGACGGTGTGAAAATTAGCATCAAGACACTCGTCTATCAAAAGGGAATGGATTTTATCCGTAGGACACTTAATAATTTGGGTTACAAACAAGTTGAGCAATGACTAAGGACTGGAGCGGAAACGGCAAGAGCACCTTCATAACAATCGGTGCGAGCAATCACACGGACAAGGAGCGTGAGGAGCACGATTTCTACGCTACGAGCCCTGTTGCGATTGACAGACTTGTCCGCAACTTCGAGCTGCCGAAGAAGATTTGGGAGTGCGCTTGTGGTACTGGATGCTTGTCAGAGCGTCTTATTGAGTTCGGGCACGATGTCGTGAGCACCGACCTTATAGACCGGGGGTACGGCGATGTGCAGGACTTCTTTAAAGCGGATACGATGCCCGACAGCTGCAAGTGCATACTGACCAACCCACCCTACAAGTACGCATCGGAGTTCGTGCTGCACTCGCTTGGCTTGCTTCCTAACGGAGGCTTGTGTGTGATGTTTCTCAAGACAACATTCCTGGAGGGTCAGAAACGCTACGAGAGGCTCTATAAGAACACGCCGCCTAAGTATGTACTGCAATTCTCAAAGAGAGTGCTGTGCGCAAAGAACGGCAAGTTCGCTGCAATGCGCAATGGTGGCGGTAGTGCAGTCAGCTACGCATGGTTTGTATGGCAGAAAGGTTACAACGGAGAAACAACCGTAAAATGGATATGAGCAAAAACAGATACCGCAACAAAGCACCCTACTCCACCCTGCATCCCGACGCAAGACATTGGACTCGCAAGGGGAACTCGTGGAAGCAGAAGATTGGCTACGATACCGAGGATGAGGCATGGGAGTTTCTTGAGCAGAACCCGAAGCTGAAAACAATGGGAGAACGTCCGTATTTCTGCGAACTGTGCTCTAAGTGGCATATCGGAAGGTTGCACAAATAAATATTGAGGATATGAACGTGAAAAGATGGTTGAATGACTGGAGTGCAGAAATGTGTTTTTTATCACTTTTTGCCTTAGCGGTTTTAATCTTTGGTTTTGTTATTTGGCAAAGTGAAAAATACAAGAACGGCGGATTTGTTAAAGACGATACGGTATGGTATTCTGCAACCATTGTTATCCATTACCCTGACAAAGCGGATAGCATAAACATCCGTACATGCAGGGTTCCGTATGTTCGTGTCGGGAGAGGGTGGAATAGCTTGAACTATACAGATCCGTTAGGGTATCATTATATCAAATCTATTGCGCCAATAGAAATAGTTGACATAGTTAAAATAAAATAGTTGAGATATGAAGAAGTTTTTATTATTTGCATTAGTTGCGGTGGTGTCGCTATTGGCATCGTGTAGCAGGAGTCAGAGATTCCAAGGAGGCAATCGTAAGTTGTACGACACTATTACGGTTTACTCTGTCGATAAAATCGTAGAAACGTCTGGTAACAAAGAATCGTTTGGTACAGAGACCTATTATCTTGTGGCTACAGATAAGGGAGCGTATCGTATAGATTTGTATGGAGTCTGGGGTAATGCCCAACTCGTTGGAGTTATAAAACAAGGTAGGACATATATCGTTAAAACACAATGGTTTGATGCTCCAATCATTAAGGAATACAAGCGTATAACTAAGCTAATTCGTGAATTATGAAGAAGAAAGGATATTACGAATATACACCGCAGATTTACCCAAGGAAACTTTGGGTGATGTACAATACGTCGGAAGAAGAAATAGACAAATGCTTTACCAACATGAAAGGCGAGCCTCTTGTTCACAACGGCGAGCCTATGAGTGAAGGAAACTACGGAGGTATGGTTTATGACGAATGTATGAGTAAGGCAGGGAAATACTTCGGTAATCTCGTTGTCTTTCCAAAGAAGAAGGATATGACTATGAAAAATATCTGCCATGAGGCATATCATGTTCTATCGTCTATCAACGATGCGTGCGACTTGGAAAGGATGTATAACGGCAGAAATGAGCACCAGGCATACCTTATGGGTTGGATATGTAATTGTATCAACAACGCTCGTTTGGGAGTCGGTGATTTTATAGAAATTAAAGACAAGGAGGAATAGCTTATGGATAAAAATGAAAAATTAAAACTTGGTGACATTTTTCTTGCGCCAAAAGAATTTTTTCTAAATAATTCTGTCGGAAAGCTAAAGCAGCAAATAGAAAGTTATGCGGAAGTCAGAAAAGATGGCAGGGTTATGTGCGCGGTTGTTGAGGATGTAAATTCAGTTTTCCCCCACGAATCATTATATACAATCGCTGTGAAACAAAAACAATTTGCACCTCAAATTAGGGTTTGTGTCAGTAAGGATTATAACCTTGATTGTTTTGAATTACTTTCTAAAGAAAAAATGAAGGTTGCTTGTGTGCTTTGGTTTTGTTTTGGGGTTTAATATAGGAGGAATAGCTTATGTTTTTGGGATTTGAAAACTATCGCGACATTGATGTGCTAAAAGGAAAAACACTCGTTGAGGTCGAGAGAAGCCATTATGACTCAAACGATGCTTTGTTTTTCAAAACCGCTGATGGAGAATTTTACATTATGACGCACAATCAAGACTGTTGCGAGAATGTATATATAGATGATATTTGCGGCGATTTCGCTGATTTACTAAATGAGGAAATACTGACAGCGGAAGAGTTAAACAACGACTATCCTGTAGATGAAGAATGTATTGAAGATACTTATACTTGGACATTTTATCATTTAGCAACGTTTCATGGGGATGTCACTATTCGATGGTTTGGAACAAGTAACGGCTATTACTCCGAGAGTGCGGAATTTTACAAAATTAGTGAGGAAGATTATAATGTTCATGTAAATAGGAACAGCTTATGATTAAGAAAGGAGATAAGCGCAAGAAGCATTATAAGTGCAAGGACTGCGCAATGTTTGCGGACGAGGATGCAGATGGCGCACCCTATTGCCTCGCCAAAGACCTCTACACGTTCGTAATGGGCAAAGATGAGGCTTGCGAGGAGTTTGTAAAGTGGAACGGTAAGAAATAACAAACAAAAACAAAATGGAAAGAGAGAAGATAGTAATAGAACTTTGTGGCGGCAGGATGCCTGAAAAGGCACACGATGCCGACGCGGCGTATGATGTGTTCACCAAGGAAGATGTAAAAGTGCTCGACTATGAGCGCTATGCAATACCGCTCGGCTTCAAAATACAACTGCCCAAACACCTTGCAGCAGTTATACAACCAAGAAGCGGAATGTCTGCAAAAGGTATGCCCTCCCAAAAGATGTGGAATGGCGAAATCATTAAAGAAAAGCGAATTGATGCCGATGTTGAACTTGGCTTGATAGATAGCGGCTATACCGGCGAGGTGAAAGCAATCGTGAAAACCTTGGGTATAGGTGCTTTTATGTCAGGAGACATTTTTATCCCTGCCGGCACAAAGATAGCACAGATGCGCATTGTGGAGATACCGAATACGGAACTTGTGAGCGGTGTCATCAAAATTCAAGAAAATGATGACAAGAAGCGTGGCGACAACGGTTTTAATTCAACAGGAGTAAAATAACATGGCAAGCAAGACATACATCGGCATAGACCCTGGCTCAAAGGGTTTCATAGCAGTAATGCACCCTGACGGCACGCGCGAGTATTGCTCCTTACAGGATTGTGACTATCACGATATTGCGCTGTTTCTGAAAAACATCAAGACGGTGTGCGAGGAAAATTGCGTGTGCTGTATGGAGGAGATACACGCCATCTTCGGTTCGTCGGCAAAGTCCACATTCTCGTTCGGAGAAACGTTCGGAGTACTGCAAGGTCTGTTGATTGCGCTTGAGATACCCTATCATCTTGTACCTCCGAAGACTTGGCAGAAGGAGATTTGGATAAGTCACGATAAGGTTATCAAGAGTTACTGCGGAAAGAAAAGCACGGACAACAAGGCGACATCCATCAACGCCGCAAGACGATTGTTTCCGACCGAAGATTTTAGACGTACAAGCAAGTGCAAGAACGTAGACGATAACAAGTGCGATGCAACGCTGATATGCGAATACGGGCGAAGGAAATGCCTTTAAAGAAGATAAAACATTGTTTAACTAAATAAGTATAGATATGGATTTTGGAAAGAAGTTATATTGCGGCAATTTTGTGGTTACAAAGAAGTCGCGCAGTCTAAGTAAGCAGGAGTTGAAGGAACTCCGCGACAAGGAAGGTATCCGTGAGGATGTCCGCAAGCATCTGACACGAGGCTCGCTTCCGTACATTTGCGTCGAAACGGTCGGCGGCGGATGGAAGGTGGAGTTTGGCATCGGCACGACGATGTTCGAAGCAATCGACGCGCTCGGCATGGTTCGTGACGAGAAAGGCGATTGGCGCACTCACGGAACGGAAGGCAAGAACGCAGAGGCTATCTTTACCGGCATGTTCGTTGATACTACCGTCGTTGGTGATGCGGAGTATCAGACAGCAAAGATGAAAGCCATGAGCGAGTATATAGAACGAAACACAAAGCATGACAACGAACAGCTATGGGTGGAAAAGTAGAGAAGCTTTCGGCTAAGATGAAGTCGCAGGCAGTCGGCTTGGGTCTGTGCCAGCAATGGACTGACGAATGGGCCGACGGCACGTCGAAAGACGAGCTTGTCGAGAAGTTTGTCAGAGGCATTGACTTCTGCATAGAACACAACTTTCCGTCATGCGAAGTGATACGGAAGGAGTTCGGAGATGTCATTCACGACCACGGCGTGTACGTGGACGAGAACGTGATTGCGGACGACAAGCCGACGGTGATATTAAACGGAGAGTGCGTCGCAGGACTGACCTACTCTGGCAAGAGCTGCGGCGACATATATGTAAGGCATGACTGCGAGGCGACTGTATTTGTAAACGGCCTTGCGAGAGCGTTTATCAACATGTACGACAATGCGGAGGTGGAAGTGTATTGCGAAGAGGGTGCAAAGGCTTTCGTCTATCTGCACGGCGGCAGGGTCAGAAAGACGCGAGGTGATGTCACAATTAGAGAAAAACACAAGGAGAAGGAAGAATGAAAAGAAGTAGTGGTGAGGCGATAGATTCGCTGTACGGGCAGTTGAAGGCGTTGAGTGCAGACGCGAAGTACGGCTTTGGTATGTACAGAACAGACTGGGGTAAGGTAAACAGCGAGAGCTGGAACAGGCTCCTGGTGGGCTTTTGCAAGAGTATCAGGGAACTTGCCAAGGACTGCCCTGTAAAATATTTTGCAGGAGCGTTCTATACGTTCAACGGAAAGATATACGAGGTGGTGGAGCCGATTGTTGTGGAGCAGGCTTACCAGTTGCTTATGGAGGACTTGTTCATAGCACCCGTGCTCGGTCGTTCCACAATCAGAAAAGAGTCGTTCATCGACACCATCAAGAACTACAACGTGCTTGTTCCGCAGTTCGACGTTGTGGCGTTCGCCAACGGTGTTGTTGACTTCGGTCTTGCGCGTGTGGCTCCTACGGCGATGCCATTCTCTCCGCATTATCATGTGACTTACTATCATCCGTACAACTTCGATCCGAAAGCGAAGTGCAAGAAATGGGAGAGATTCCTGCTTGATGTGCTGCCCGACAAGGACTCGCGTGACATCTTGCAGATGTTCATGGGACTCGGCTTGGTGCAGCGCGGCGACGCATACAACCCGTATGAGGGAAAGATGTCCGACAAAATAGAGCTGTGCCTTATGCTTATCGGTAGCGGAGCAAACGGAAAGAGTGTGATATTCGAGGTTATGTGCGCCCTGTTCGGCAAAGACCGCATATCAAAAATGGACTATGCGGAACTTACCGCTGACGGTGACGAGGGCATGAGAGGGCGCTACCCTATCCGTAACGCCATCTTCAACTGGTCTTCCGACTCAGACCCGAAGAAGTTCGGACGCAAGAATACGGGCATGTTCAAGAGGCTTGTGAGCGGAGAGCCCGTACCGTACAGAAAGCTGGGCGAGAATGTACTGGAGTCAAAGAGCCTTCCATACCTCATCTTCAATCTCAACGAGCTTCCGTTCCCCGAGGATGTTACCCTCGGCTTTATCCGACGCTTGCAGTACGTCAGCTTTGACGTTACCATCCCGAAAGAGAAGCAGAACCCTCGTCTTGCTGCGGAGATTATCAAGGAGGAGCTTTCAGGTGTGTTCAACTGGGTTCTTAAAGGCGAGCGTATGTTGAGAGAGCGCAAGTTTCAGTTTCCGTCTGCGGAAGGTTCGCGCAAGCAGCTTATCCTTTCATATCTCGGCACACAGCCCGTGCTGGCATGGCTCAAGGCGTATGAGATACGCTGTGACAAGGGAACGAAGGGCGAGATACCAGTTTGGATAAACGCCAAGACGCTGTACGACAGCTTCAGACAGTTCTGTGAGGATAACAATCTTGAGGAAAAGGAGATACCGTCACAGCAGAAGTTTGGCAGAGTGATGTGGAACTCCTGCAAGTTCTACAAGAAGCGCACGCCAAGCGGAGTTATCTACGAGACATACGGCATCACGGAAGCAGACCTTGCGGAGCACTTCCTCATATCCAACATGAAGAGCGCGGAAGAGACGCAGGAATACAGCTTTATCAAGGACGACCTGCCTGCAAAGAAAGAAGAGTAAACAGAGATAGTTATGGAAGAGTGTATCATTAAAATCATCGAAGATAAGTATGCTCTCGAAATGGGCCTGCGTATCATCATGGAGACGGCAGAAAGAAAGGCACTTCCAGAAGAGGTTTTTCTGCCGACCTTCAATGACAGTTTGATTGAAGAAACGTTCATGGCGACGCTTGAAAAGGTTGCCGGCAAGAAGTACAAGTAGAAACAGGAATAGCCTTGCAGCAAAGAGATTACTGCAAGGCTATTCCTGTATTTATTTATCTTTCTTGTTTTTATAAAGAAGGCAATTTTTGCACGAAGTGGGATAGTTGATTGGTACATAGTAGTGAACTGTATTGTTCTCCACATCTATCTCATCCTGCTTGATTTTGTTATAGTCCGCCTCAAGCGACACAATCTTCAGCCAGTCAGGAGAGCCTTTCTTGGCTTTCTTTTCAGCAGCTACCAGCTTGCGCAGAATGGATTCCTTTGAAGTTTCCTTTGCAAGTTCCTCTGCGGTTATCTCGTCGTTCCTTGGCGAGTTTGTGCCCTGTACATCCGCGATGCGCGCCTGAACTGAGTCGAGTGCTTCGAGCTTCTCAATCTCGCGAAGCAGTTCGGCTTTGGCCCAGTTTTGGCCCTGGCCTTGGAAGGCTACATTCCAAGCGTCGCCTTTACCCCACCCTGCCGCACGCAGGTCGGCATATATAAGATATGAAATATCCGCCATGTTGTACTGCTTTTTCAACTTGTACATATAGGCAGACAATGTGTATTCTGACATAATTACCCCTCCTCTTTTTTGTAAACAAATTTAACATAGCAAACGCACCTGTAGTGCAGTGGCGGGAACGGGTCTCCGAAGTGGTGCAGATACGTTGTCTCATCATCGCAGTGCGCGCACGGATACGAACTTCCTCGAAAGATATAGTAGCCTATCGCCCCATGTTCCTTGCCGTACTGCTGTTCAGCTCTACCCCATGCGACGGCTACCATTTGTCGCGCGTTGCGGACGATGTTCTGATACGCCGAATGAAATACGCCCTTGCCGTATGAAGGCGTGGCGATGTTTATATCCTCCTTTCTTGCCTTCGTGATTACGGACGTGGTGTACGGGTCTTTATATCCAGTACGTATTGCGGACATGAGCTGCGAGTCGGTGTATTTCATCAATACGCCAGCCTTGCACATACGCACCATGTCCTCCGCAAAGTTTTTCAGATAACTGGTGGTTCGCTCCATTGATGTCTTGCCGAACACCTTTGACACAAGAAAGGCTTCCGTGCTCTCCGTGCCGATATTCAATATCGAGCACGCGGTCTTGGCACAGACCGCAATGTCATTTTCTATTCCGTCAGCAACGCCTAACGCAATGCGCTGTGAGGCCGCAATAAACCCATTCTCGTTTGTCAGTGTCGCTCCCCTCCTGTATTTGGAAGCGAGCGACACTATCTCACGGGCAACTTTAAACAGTCGCTTCTGTACGCGCGACTCGCAGGCTATCTGCGCTTTGGTTCTATTAAGTGCGTATTCCTGTGACTCCATGAATTACTTTTTTAGATTCTTATCCCAGTTATTGCGTCCAGGATAATTGCCGTTCTCGTCCCATGCCTTGTCAGACCTCTTCGGTCTGCCTCTTTTGCCGCGACCAGTGTTGATGTCTTCGCCAGGCTGCTGATTGTTAATTTTTGCAAGCGCTTCCTCCTGCTCGATGTTGTTCTCAACCTGTGCCTCCTGGCGTTGGATGTCGATGAGCAAGTCCTGCTGGTCTTCCTCTTTCTGCTCGCGCATGATACGAGTAAACTCGTCGTTCTTCGAGAACTTGGAATTGCGCTCAGAAGCAGTCTGCTTCGAGAGGAATTTGTTCTGAACCGCAGTGGCCAGGTTAGTGATAAGCTCAGTGTCGTTCTGATGGATATAGCTCTCAATCCACGCATTGACCGGCAGTGCAACCATTGAGGCCATACAGTTGTTCTCCGTTCCGATGCCAAACTTAGTTATACGCACCAACTGGTCGAGGAACGGCTGCAATCTCTGTGCGTCATTCATGGCAGCTTCGAGGGCTGGAGAATACAGCAGCTTGATTGCAACGCCCGGCAGGTCTCCCGATTTGAGTTCGGGCGGCTTTACGGTAAACGAAAGCTCGTAAATAAGGTCATAAGACTTGTTGAGCTGTGTAGCGAAGGCGTTTGACGCGTCCGTGCCGTTGAGGAACTCCGCCTTGCCGTTCGTGTCGGTAATCATGATCGTCTTAGCAGCGCCGTTCGTATCGCCCTTTATCTCTATCTCATCGCCCTCGCCGGTAAGCGTAAGTATCGGAAAGGCATACGCCTTGTTGTTCTCGCAGAGATACGAGAACGCCTCCTCATAATCCTCGATGTTGCGCTGTACGGCAGACCAGCAAGGGCCGTCCTCGTTGCGGGCGTATGCTACAGGTATGAACGGGAAGCCGTGTCGTTTATCTTCGACGCAGGCATATTCGGACGCACCGAAGATAGACGCGACCTTTCTAATGGCATTTCTCGCAGTGCCTCCCGACAGGTCTTTCTTGAAGCGGTAGAACTTTTCCTTGTCCCATGCTTCAACCCACTCGATGCGCTCCTCTCCTTCCTCGTCATAGTCCACATACTTGCGTGCAAACGCAATCAGTTCGCCGGTAAGCGGGTCGTATCTCGGAAACAGCGTGTCGCCACGGTCGAACGAGAGTGTTCTCGTTCCGAATTTGCCGTCGCCGTCGAAATAGCCTACAATGGCACAGTCTGCAACCTTCATGTATGCAGATACCGCCTCGAAGAAGCGTATCTCCATATCGTGCATGAGCCAGCCCTTCTTGTATTTCGTGAGCAGCTCTTGTAGTTTCTCTTCGCTACCTTCTTCGGTTCCCTCCGCAAGCTCGAACTGAATGTCATTACCAGTCACATGAAGAACGTGCTTGGTCCAAATCACCTGCTGGAAGGCAAACGCGGTGCGCTGAATTTTCTGCACGCACCAAAGTCCAGTCTCGGGGTTCTTCTTCCAGATGTCGGGATATTGCAGCGGGTCGCAAATCCTGTGCCCTGACGGATAGAACTCGCGCAAGAAGTCCTGCTGTGTTTTGATGTTGCGGTACAGCACATCCGCAGGCATACAAGGGTCTTCGTTCTCGGAAAACTCACGGTCGATAATTCCGTGTTTCATATAACCCTTCGGGGTTACTTCATAAAACGGCTTTCGGACGAGCAGTTCCCGCACGTCCTTTACATTGTTCAAAGCATCCATAGTCCTTTTATCTTTTTGTGTTTCTTTTTAGTTAAGCTGAAAATCATTATGTACAGCCATGACTCGAAGAAGTCGGGCGAGTGTCCTACATAGCGTTTAGCCATCTTCTTAGGCAGCAGCTTGAAGCCCCTGTCGTCGCTGTTGTCGTCGCGGCGCAGCATCTTTCTCTCCTTCTGTAAAATCTGACGCAGCGGCACCTTGTCAAATCCGTCTCCCGAATACTTGCGCTCAAGCAGCGAAGACTCTATCGAGATTTGTTTTTCCTTTATCATCTTGTAGAACAGGAAGGCGCATTGTGATTTAAGGTCTTTGTACAGGAACTTGATGCCCTTTTCTTCCTGGTGTGTCATAGCGACAGGTGCTGCCTGGTTGTTGAACGGTACGGCATCGGCAAAGAAACCTTTGAAATACTGACCGATACCCTGCAAGTCGTAAGTAAAGTTGCACTCCTCCACTCCCCATTCACGCAGCTTCGCCTTCACCGCAGATACGAGCGTTTGAGAGTCGAGGCGCATTACTACAAGGTCTTTGCAGTGCCATCCCTCCCACAGCCACATCACAAAGTTGTCGCCGCCGGTGAAGGCAATGTCGGCGGATGCGCGCCGCACCCCATCTCCGACCTGTACGGCATTGTCGAATATTTCTTCGAGGTCTGCCATCTTTATCATGTCGTCGCCTGCGGACTTCCAGTTCCAGTTGGCTTCGAGGTCGCGCATACGTTGCTCCTCGTCCTGTTGTGCAAGGTTGGCGAGATATGATGCGTCGGTAGAGATAAGTTTGATGTTTTCCGATACGTCGGCACGAATGAATGTGGCGGATTTGATGAACATTTCGAGCTTGGTATATCCGAGTTCGGCATAGCTTTCTTTCCACAGCTTATCTATGATACCTCCGCATTGTTCGTAAACCTCCTCTCGCGTATCTCCCCAATAGATTGAGTCGGGAGTATCTCCGTCCATGAAGCAGTAGCGTATGACTCCGTCACGCTCGGGGATAATGTATCCATCCTCGTCTACCCACCAGTCTATGAATTTGCGCACCCACGACTCAGGATCAGGGTTGCACGTTATCCAGAAGCGGTTGCGGATTTGCGAGGCGTTACGGTTGTTGGTAAGCAGATACTTGAACTTCTTGTACGGACACTGGGTTCCCTCGTCGATGCACACGTATGCGAACTGACGGCCCTGGAAGCGGGTCTTGAAGTCCTGGTACGAGCCTGCGTAGTATGAGAATTTTAGCCATCCTCCGTTGGTGAAGTTCCACGTCATATCATTCTGCGACTTGTTGTATGTGCCGAACTGCGAGAAGAGCTTGTACGAGTCCGTTACAAGCGATTGAAGGTCATCCTTCTCGTTACGCAGGATTGTTGCATGGAAGTCTGGATTCTTAATGTCTTTCAGTACCTCCATGAGAGAAGAGAAGGATTTGGAATTGTGGGTGACGATGAAGTCTTCGACTACAAACAGTGCATCCGGGTTGTCTACTGCAATACAGCAACAATCCCTCTTTCCGATTTTCTTGCAGCTTACGATACGCCTTACAAGTTCCTTTTTCTTATAGTTGAACCTAACCGACCATTTCTTTTTCGCTGTTTTTCGCACATAACACACCGAACCTAAACTATCAACCAAATACTTAAAGTCGGTAGCCTGCTTGGAAGTGCGGTATTTTTTGCACCAATACTCGCCGCTCTTTCTTCCCGTATTACTGATAAGTCTTTCGAGTGTAGACATTCTTTCACTGATAGAAGCGAGTCCGTAGCTTTCATCAAATTCCACTGGCTTGACGCACGGAATGGTTATGTCGTATCCGTCGGTGATATATTTCTCAATCTCACAAGCGAGATGAGGCATACACCGCCTGTTTCCGTCAATGTAAACGTTCCAAATATGGTCGTCAGAGCAAGTTATCTTCGCTCCGTCGGATAGTGTAATCTCGTAACAATCTCTTTTCGGATAAGCGAGGAGTCCCAAAACACGATGTCCTTTCCCGTCCGAACCGATTACGGTATCCCCATATTTCAGCTCTTTGATTTTAACGAAGCCCTTGGACGTTAAAACCATCGTATTTTCATCGAGCGGACCGCCTCGCGAGCCTCCGACTATCTTAATATCAGCATCAATGGCAAGCATACGCTCCTGTCCGCCACGTTGAGCGATAATCTTCAACCTGTCGGGATGCTTCTTGTCTTTATCTCTTAGTGATTGAATGTACTCTTGAGTGTAAATAGGCTCTCCGTTATCCAATTTCAACCCTGAAAAACAACTTTTCTGCATATATATACAAAATATTTATGCAAATATATCGAAAATATTTGGTTAATTGTATATTTATTCATATTTTTGCGAAAGAAAACGTATATTTATACATTAATGGTAGAAGAACTACCGGAAACCAACACAAAAACTTTTATATATGACAGTAGAAGAACTGCTTTCATTGGTGAACAAGGAGGTTGATACCACCAAGTTCAAAGCACTTAGCCAGAAGACCATTAACGAAGAACTTAATGACGTACTGGATGAATTTGGTGACGACGAGGCTGCGAACGCCAAGATAGTTACCAAGGTGGCAAACCGACTCAAGCGCATGGACGGCAATCTGCACAAGAATGTCTCTGACGAGATTAAGAAAAGCAGAGAGGAAGCTGAACGCAAGAAGAAGGAAGAGGAGGAGCGCAACGGCAAGAAGGAAGAGGAAGACAAGTCTGACGACAAGTACGACAAGCTGCTCGCAAAGCTCGAAGCCCTCGAAAAGGCTAACGAGGAGCGCGACAAGAAGGCATCAAGAGCCGCTACAATCGAAGCGGTCAGAAAGGGCTTGAAGGATAAGTTTGACAAGGCAAAGCTCGAACTTAACGATTTCTTTCTTGACACAGCAATCTCCAAACTTGAAATTCCCGACCATGATGCCGATGTAATCGACCTGGTTTCAAAGGCAGAGGGTATTTACACTACCGACTTCAAGCGTGCTACAGGCAACACTGCTATACCGCACAAGGGCAGCGGCTCTTCTTCTGGCGGCGGCAAGACAATCCGTGACGACGAGTGGGATGACATCATCGAACCGAAAGAAAAGTAAACATTTTAATTTTTAAGGTAAAAAGTTATGGATAACAACAAGGATTACTACGGACAGATGATGGCGCAGGGTGCAGTCAATGCTACTGGCGCTGTAATCTTGCAGTCAGAAATGACTATCGGCGGTCAGCGTCATGTGTTTGTTGACCTGCCTGGCGCCGTTAAGGAAGCGTTCCGTCGCCCTCCGATTGGCGGTGTCCTGAAAAACCCGTTCCCTGGCCCAGCCAAGATTTATGCCGGCGACCTCATCGAGCACAGCCTCGGTTTTGCGGACAACAGCGGCGGCACAATCAAGGTGCTCAAGAGCTATGAGGTGGCTAAGGCTACCACTGCTGCTACGGATACAGCCATCTACATCACACGCGACGGCTATCACCACATTCCGTTTGTGGGTGACAATCTCATGGTTGGCCCGAAGGACTTCAAGACAAAGGGTAAGGGTGTGCTCGTTACTGCGGTTGAAAATGACGTACAGGACGGCAAGGATGTTTGGAAAGTTACACTCGCAGAAACTCTCGGCTCCCTTACCGCCGGTACAGTTCTCGTGGAGGCGGAAAAGGCAGGCGCAACTGTTTCTGCCATGGTTACTAACCCGAACTGCTTCGCTCCATGCGACGTTGACATGCCGTTCCACGCATTGGCTGGCAGTGACAAGTTCTATGCTCCGCGCTACCTCAACGACTTCTGTCTGCTCGGCACTGACGTGGTTATGTGGAAGTCACGCATGAGCCCAATTCCGCCAGCTGTAGAGGCGATGAACAAGAGCCGCTACGCAGAGTGGTGGTACGCAGAGAACTAATCGGAAAAACATACAACACAAAAACGAAAAGATATGCCAAAGTTTGATTTTAATAATTCCCGAAAGGCGCGTTTCTTCAGCGACCCAGAGAATACAAGATACTTGCAGAAGTTTATCGACAAGAAGGACATCTTCCATGTAAACTACGGCTGGTATCTCACACAGGGTACTATCGCGCCCGACCTCACGCCTACCAACCATAAGGGCGTGGCTACATTCTCAGTGGAGGCATCCGCTTTGCACGCTGCAACGCTCGCCAACCTCCGTGCTCCGCTCGCAGGTTCGTTCCAGAAGGACAAGGGCGCATTGGCAGTTTATTCTGCCACTATTCCCGACTTCATTACCGACGGCTTCAAGGAAACCGCAGAGGAGCGCAACTACCGCGAGAAGCAGTTTGAGGAGTTTGGTAACGACAGTGACCTCGTAAAACAGTGGCGCAATGACACCCAGGAGTTGATGGACTCTCTCGACATGACCATGAACTACATGGTGGCAAAGCTGGCTACAACCGGCGAACTTGACTATACAGGCATCGCCCGCGGTATTCAGATTCCGCTTCACAAGGTGCCAATTCCAAAGGAGAATTTCAGAAAGTGCGGCAAGCTCGAATGGGCTAACGTTGACTGCAACATCCTCGAACAGATGCGCAAGATTGAGAGCGAGTGGCGCAAGGAGTTCGGTCAGAACCGCCTTGCCCTCGTATGGCAGATGACCTACGACACCTTCTACAACACCTTCCTTGGCAACAAGCAGATTAAGGAGCTGTACATCAACTGGTGCAAGGCCCACTACGTTGCTTATGTTGAGGACTACGGCGTGAACACAGAGATGTTCCTCAAGGCGTTCGCCGACATCCAGGGTATCTCACGCATCGAGATTATTGACGAGGAGGAGCGCAACCTCAAGTTCGACGGCTCGGTTGTCAAGGTTAAGGGCTGGGATGACAACATCGTTGTTCTCCGTCCTGCCGGTAATGCTTTCGAGTACGAGCGCAAGCAGGTTGCTGACAAGCCGATGTTCGAGAAGTACGGAAACAATATCGTTCAGAAGGTGTTCGCGCAGACAAACAAGGGTCTCGGCCTGCTCTGCAACTCTACAATCGCCAACGGCGACTACATGGAGTGGCATACCGACCTCATGTTTGCCGCAGTACCGGCGATGCTCGACTTCCCGTACCGTTGGATTATCGACATCACCAAGAAGGGCGAAGGCGTAGCTGCCTAAACACAAAAGCTATCCGTCCTCCTGTAGCTGCAATCGGCTGCATTTGGACGGATAGCGTAAACAATCTCTGATTTAACTCGAATCGAATTAGCGCATGAAGAAAGGCAATAATATATATACATTGGAGGATGCTCTGTTCAGCAAGGTGCGTTTCAATATACCCGACGACACAGTGCATACAATCCTCATTGAAAGGGCGTTGGACGGGAGCATGGCGTATGCTGACGCTAACCGTGATGACGTTCGCCTTGCCTATGCCGATATTCTAAAATGGCTTGTTCTCGGCCCGAGCAAGATGAACAACACTTCCGACTCTGATAACGGATGGAGCCATACGGAAGGTGGTTTTGAAATATCCGAGCGTGACCGTGCGGAACTCAAGGCGGAAGCCAACGCAATCTATGCGGAGCTTGAGCCAGGTTCGATGTTAAAGAAGAAGTCGTCGTTCAGAATAACCTCTCATGGCGTGAAGCGTGCCGACATTTCGGCGTTCGGCTGTCCGCTTCCTCACATTATAAAATAAGGATGTATGAGAAAGGCAAATATCAGAAACCCGAGATACCCTCACACGATAAAAATCGTCAGGGTACTTATTGGCAAGGCGGACGAAAACGATCCGTTTGCTGATGATGACGCAAAGGTCGGCGATGACACAGAGATTGTTATCTACGAAGGCGAGGGCCGCAGCTATACCGATACGACTACCGAGGGCGGTAAGAATGTCGACGAGAACAAGAGGAAGGTATCAATTCCTGTCAGATATGACGAATGGGATGCTGGCAGATGTCCTCTTGATGGCGACATGATTTACGCAACGGTCGGCAACAACGTCGAGGTCGGAATGGTGAAGGACTGCGAGCCTGATAATAATAGAACTGTTGTTTATTGGGACTTTACAAGGGTTTAGTGTATGGCGGGTTTAGAAGGACAGTTTCTGAATATACAGAAAAAGATACGTCAGATTGCCGTACAGAAGATGCAACAAAAAATGGATTCGGCGGCAGAAAAAGCTATAAAAGCAGCTGACAAATTGCGTGATTATGACGATGTGACTGGAAACCTCTATCGCTCAACCGCTATTGGTACATACTACAAAGGTTCATTACAGTCAATACATTACACGCCTGGCCCAGAGCCGACCCGTCTAACTCTTGCAGCGGGAGAGCGTTACAATCTCGATAGATACTACAGAAGTTCTTTCTCATACAAAGATTCGGGACGTAGGGCGTATCGGGGTCAGTATGGCGAAGGTGGAGAGAGTGGTCTGGCAGCCGCAGAAGATGCACTTTTGTATGCGGAACATGGCAAAAGCAATTCTCACATGACCTGGCAGATGAAGGTTGTAGCAGCTGTCGATTATGCGCAATTTGTAGAAACAAAGAGAGGTCACGATGTTATAACATCTTTAAGGGAATACATGGTGAGATACTTTCGTAAAATGTAACTATATGATAAGCATAAAGACACTATACTACGATGTCGGCAATGCCGTAAAAGGCATCTGTGACAAGGTTTATCCAAGAAACCGCCCGAAGTCTGTCTGCGACAGGCCCGACAGCTATATCGTTGTGTCTTTCCCGTCGAGCATCTACAACAATGAGATGAACGACGACGGCAGTTTCAACGATTATACGACTACCGCGCAGATAGAGATATATGTCCGTGACAAGACATCCGCCAGGAACCCCAATACGTTGAACGTGTCTGCGGTATCCGAGAAGGTCAGTGCGGTAATGACAAAGTTTCCAATCTCAACAGACAACATCATCGTAACCAAGCCGCGTGTCACTCTGCAAACGGACGACGGCGACGGTTTTTCGGTAACGATAATACAGGGTTCGTTAAGAACCAAATAAACGCAAAAATTAAGGTTTAACTAAAAAAGTTTTGAATTATGGCAATGAAGAAAATCGAAGAGTTGAAGGACCTCTTTGTAGGCCCTAAGACACTTTTGTACGCTAAGGCAATCACAGACCTCAGCAAGGCTACTATCGACATTACAGCAGACCTCGAACTGCCTGTTGAGGTTGACTCACTGAAGGCGACAATGGAAGACCCAACCATCAACCACTACAAGGTTATCGGTCTTGCAGGCGACTGGGCGACAACCTCCGAGCTTGGCGACTTCAACGTTGAGTTCGTTGTTCCGTCAAAGGCAAAGGATCTGCTCGCTGCGATGTTTGGCAACGATGCGGTGAGCGAACTTACAAAGGTCACTTTGAAGACCGGCGACACCGAGCTCGACGCGACAACAGGCTTTACCGGCGTTGCTCTTGAGCTTAAGAAGTTCAAAATTCAGGGCACAATCGCAATCGTTGACGATACCAAGACAAACGTCATGGTCATCACCAACATCGCCCTCTACGCTACCTTGCAGTGGGATGAAACAGGCACAAAGCCTGTTGCGTTCAAGTTCTCGGGTTCTATCGAGGGTGCCGGCAAGAAGAGTATCGCTTGGCTTACAAAGGCGGCAGCTGCTTAAAGCAAAAAGCGGCGTAACGCAATCGAATATGAAGCGGAAAGCGGCGGACTTATCAAGGGCCGCGGTTTTCCGCTTTTGTTTTTACAAGACTTAACATCAAGAAAACAGCATGGAAGAAAAGAATATAGAACAACCCAGCGATGAATTGCAGAAGGCTCTTGACAGCGTATTGGAGGCGGAACCCGAAGCGGTTGTCTTTATGGGCAGGAAGCGCAAAATCGGTTGGCTTAAACGAGGTGCGATAAGAAAGTTTTCGCACGTCACTGCGAATGAGGAAGATGAGTGGAAGCGCGGCGTAAAGTTGTGTGCCATCGTTCTTCTTAATAATTTTTGGAAGCTGCGCTTCTTCTACTGGGCTTACTGGCGTTGGTTGTACTATATCAAGGACTTGGATGCTATCGAGGTCTTGAGAGTTGTTGACGCAGCTAAAAAAAAAGTACCATTGGTAGTGTGCTCGCTGACTACCATATTAGCGACAGGGATGACGGATCTGGCGATGACGATGACGAAGAAAGAAGTGAAAGCTACCCGAGCAGGACAAGCTGGGGAGCAGCCTTCTCGTTAGCCGAAAAGTTCCCGTTCCTCTTTGCCACGCGCTACGGCATCAAGGCATACGACTACTGGTGGGGCTACACTTCGGTACAGATAGACCTCATGGTTGCAGACCAGCCCATTATTGTGTACAAGAAAGACAAGAAGCGCAACCCCGACGGTAGTGTCAAGCACACCGCAAAGGAGATGGACGACCTTTGGGATAACTGGGTAAAGAAGAAGGAGAAGGAGGGCAGTCTTGTCGGCAAGAAGATTAGTCTTTCCGATTATTTAAACAACAAAATCTAAACGATAAATATTTCAGGATATGGCAGACGGAAACGTTGGAAGTTTATGGATGAGCCTTGGACTCAAAGAAACGGTATCTAAGGAGTTGAAAAACTTGGGATATTCTCTTAATGGTACTGACGATAAAGTAAAAGAGCTTCAAAAGGCATTGAAAGGTATCGGCAATGACCTCAAAAGTGGCGACGTTGACGCATACGCAAGAGGCATCGCCAACCTGTCTAAGTTTTTAAAAGACACAAAGATAGAGGCAAAAGGACTGTCTACTTTGCTTGGGTCTATTAGTGGTGCAAACGTTCAAAATCTTCTTGGTGGAGAAATTAACGCGACCAATGCCAAAAAATATCTTGGCATAATAAAGGAAATCACAAGCGCCCTATCTTCACTTGGCAGAGGTAATTCGGAGAACACATTCGGCTTGTTAAGTGGCCTGTACCGATATTCAGTCCTGCTGGATGATATAGTCAAGATCAAGGGCCAGATAAAGGACTTAAAAGAAACTCTCGAAACGCCTGCCGGCAAAAAACATGAGCAGTCTATAAAAGACCTTATAGCTGAGTACACTAAACTGCGTACCGAAATGATCGGCGTTGTCAATAGTGGTAATTTAAAACAGCTTGACTCAAACAAATATTCCGAGTTGCTCGGTAGGGGCATCCAGCTTTATGAAGCGTTGCACGCAACGGCTGTACAGGCGGAGAAAGGTGTGACGGCTCTATCAAATGCCGCAGACAAAGAAGCGACTTCGACCCAAAAGAGCACCGAAGCGGTCAATGTGCAGACCAATGCCCTCAAGAAGCAGGAGGAGCAGCTAAAGGCTACCTCTGCGGCGCAGAAGGAGAAGAGTGCGACAGAAAGCAAGGCTGCAACTGCACCTAAAATGCAGCCATTTGTTGAGGACAAGGGGCTTGACAAAATGCTTAACGATGCGACGAGGGTCACAGAAAAAGTCGAGGAACAGAAAAAGTCGTTAAGTGGGCTAAGCGACGCCGCAGGGAAAGCGTCTCGCGACATTAACGAAGTTCTGAACAAAATTGTAGGCGGAAATGCTGCGGGAATGTCGCTTGACGAACTTGCGAAAAAGACAGCAAGATACTCGCAAGAGTTATTGGCGCTCGAAATAAAACTAAAAAACCTCAAGAGTAAAGACGAGACAAATCCGGGTAAAAAAGGCCCAGATTATAGTGAAGTGAAATCGCTGGAAGCAAAAATCAAGAACGCTCAAATATATCTTGACATCATACAGCAGATTCGCTTAAAAAAAGACGAACTTAATGCGACGGGGGCAAAGCAGCCAAACGTAAATACCAAGGAACTCGAAAGAGGCAAGACTCTTCTTGACGAGTTTTATGGCACCCTAAGAAAAATCGTTAGCGAAAATGGCGTAGACGGATTGATGGTTTTGGGCAATATGCCTAAGGCTTTGGGCGGTACAATGCGCGAGATTCGGAGCTTGCTTAGTTCGTTCTCCAAAGAAAATCCGCTGTCTGTGTTTGCCAACGGTGCTGACAGAGCTTGGACAGCCATCTCAAATCTTGAAACGAAGATAAGAGATTTGCAGCGTCTGATGGATGAGGGCAAGAAGATGGGCTATAAGACAGACATGCTGCCAGAAAACTTTTATGAGCTGAAACGTAGACTCCAAGAGACGTACAGACTATTTGGAGACAATAGTCATAGACTTACGGACAAGGCTTATATGGAGAACTTGTTCTCGGATATAGCCAAGACAATGAAGATTGCGGCAAATGCCGAGCGTGAATATGGCAGGGAGAAGGGCAAGACGATAGCGACGAACAAGGAGGCGGAGGCTGCTGAGAAGCGAAATGTGGCTATTGTGGAGGCTGCTGTGCAGCGGAGAATACAGGCCCGTCAGAGAGAGGCAGAGAGAGCGGCGGCGGCAGAGAGGGAGGCGAACCGATATGCGGCAGAGAGTGTGAACAAGGCTATAGCCGCGAAACGCGAGCAAAGGAGACAGGAAGATCGCGACAACAAGCAGAGATTGTCTGAGATAAAGGCAGCGGAGGCTCGTTATGACTCGCTTGGCAATAAGGTGAGATCGCTCAGACGTGAGTTTAGCCGCGGCATATCGTTGGGAGCCGACGTGAGCAAAGCGGAGGCTGAGATACATCGTCTTATCGACATTATGCGCTATCTTAGACAGATGCGCACTTGGCTTGTAGAAGGCCAGAATGTAGTTGGTCGTATAGGAAGTATCGGTGCAGGTCACGACGCAACGCAGGCAGGGCGAGCACTGCAAGACCAAAGAGCGATTAATGCGGCGCAAGAAAAGACAAACCGCGAGAAAGAAAAGAGTATTGATTTAGAGCGAAAGCACCAGCAGGAGATTGCAAATTCGGCGGCAAAGGTGCGTAGCGACCTTGTTCGCGCTTTTGAGCAGGCGAAAAACTCCGCCGGTGGTCTTAACTCTACAATGCAGGATTTGAAGTCCCTGGTTATGCAGGGAGGACTTGTTTATGGTATGCAGCAGTTTGCCATGAGTGTGATAAAGACTGGTGGCGAGCTTGAAAAGCAACATATCGCATTACAGAGTATCTTGGGTGATGTACAGAACGCCAACACCATGTTCTCACAAGTTAAACAGCTTGCATTACAGTCGCCGTTTACTTTCTCTGAATTAAACCGAGATGTAAAACAGTTGGCGGCTTACGGAGTAGAGTACGACCAGTTGTATGACACCACAAAGCGACTCGCAGATATGGCATCGGGTCTTGGAGTCAGCTTCGAGCGAATAGCTTTGGCGTTCGGACAGGTACGCTCTCGCGGTTGGCTTGATGGCAAGGAGCTGCGCCAGATTTCCTACGCAGGTATTCCGTTGTTACAGAAACTTTCCGAATACTATTCAAAGCGTGAAGGCCGCAAGGTGTCTACAAGCGAAGTAAAAACCCGCATATCGGGACGCGGCGTTGATTTCGAGGACGTAAAGAACGTCTTTTGGGAAATGACCGATGCGGGAGGTCAGTTCTACAACATGCAGCTTGTGCTTTCAGAAACGCTTCTTGGTAGATTCAATAAACTCAAAGATGCGTGGGAAATTATGCTTTCAGAGTTTGCAAGCGATAGCAACATCGTTGGAAGCAATCTAAAGCATATACTCGACCTTGTTACAAATCTTGTACAGGCGTTGCACACGATGGCACCTGTTGTTGTCGCGGCATTTAGCGGTTTTGCATTGAAAAGACTGCAAACCTCGCTTGGCGGTGGCATCGGTGCTGCGTTATTGTCTGGCAAAGCAAGTATGGCTTCTGATATCCAAAAGAAGGTGTTACTCGGAGAGAAAACAACAGCACAAGAACTCCGTCTGCTTGCTACAAAGAAGCTTATCACATCAGAGGATATAAAAGCACTTTCTTTAGCGAAAGCGATTAAAAAGGTCGACCTCGAAAGAATGTATATAAATGGGCAGATAAGCAGATCTATATACAAAGACGGCATGACAGATTTTGCGGGTACTGGAACCTTTGGTTCGCGCCGCAAGCTCGTAGAGGCGAGACAGAATGGTGGATGGTGGAATAAAGCGAAAGCCGCTTTTATTGGATTGCAATTAAGAACGAACGCTTACTTTACAAATCTAAAAATACAATTCGCCACTACAGGTGGTTTTTGGAGAACGTTCGCACTTAAAGGAATGTCTGCATTCGCAATACTCACAGCTGGCGCAAGGACTATGGGAGCGACATTGCTCGCTGCCGTCGGCGGATTGCCTGGCCTGATTATTACTGGCGTTACGATGGGTATATCTTATATGTACACAAAGAGTGCTGATTTAACGAATAGGATTAATCAAACAGCGAACGAAATTGAAGACCGCATAAAACAGCTAAACGACTTTTTGCGCGAAAATGACACCGCAAAGGTATTATCCGGAGGGGATATAAAGGAGGTTGATAACCTAATTGACGCATACAAAGAAAAGCTAAAACAACTTGAGCCTTACAATTACAACAATCTTGTAATGAAGGCTGACGAGAAGCAAAGCCATGAGGAGCGTCTGAAATATCTTGATGAGGAATTAAAGAGGTTGCGTGATGCAGAGATGATTGCTAAGTCCAAAATGGGAAATCGCGATAATTATTCGGACTTTAGCGGGGCGATAACACGGTCAAACAGAAACTATGAAAGACTGGAAAAGACAACCGCCCAAAATATGAGTGACAAGGGCATGGACTTTGCATCTGCGAGAAGCGCGGCATGGAAAGGTTTACAGCCTTATCAGAAGGGCGACATGGTAAATCCGATAAAAAAGGTTATACTTAAACAATTCGGAGATATTTCTAAAGACGAAACTATGCGCCTTGCTGCGATGCAAGCCATGAGCAACATTTTTGCTTCCATGGAAATACCAGAGAGTAGAGCCAACATGATAAGAGCATCGGTCTTACAAGCATTTGGCATTGGAGATAAAGACTCATGGTTACAGGAAGAGGCTAAAAACAAACTTAGCGATTTGCTTGACAGTATTGCTCCGACTATTGCAACAAAAATACGCTCGGGGCAAACTCTCAACGAAGCCGAAAAGGCGAAAGTTGAAGAGTTGATGCAAGATGCAAAAAGAGGGCTTACGGGGCAATACCCGGAATTTGAAAAGGCTTTACAGGCACTGCTTGATGCGTCCAACTTCGAGGCTGTTATAAATCTTGTTTTTAAAGATAGTAAGTTTAATGATGTTCAAAATGAGCTTCTTGGCAATCTTCCAAAAATGCCACTTGGCGTTGGTGACCCAGAAACACAAGCGAAGAAGCAGAAATTTGCGCAATCTTGGGGAAAGGAGGGGTCGTGGACTAAAGCAAGAGAAGCCGCTAACGCTGATGTAGCTGCGAAAAAGAAGGAATACGAAGCTGCAAAAAAAGCAAAATCAAAACGGCAGGATGAATTAAAAAAGGAGTGGCAGCTGGCAGAACAGACCGCAAAGGAATTAAATCTGTTCGACGCAAAGAAAGATAAGAACAAAGGCCCGAAGAAAGACTCCGCTCTTGAGTCGCTTCGTCAGCAGTTTGAAGATTTCAAGGCCGCTCGCCAGTGGTACCAGAAATACATTGGCATTGGAAACACGCAGAGCGAGGCTATAGGAAAGGTTAAGAGCCTATTCCCCAACCTCGACTGGAAGAAGATAGACCTTTCCAAGTATATGGAGAGTCTTGAGGCAATGATGCCTGGCCGCGGCTTCTGGAATACCACCGACCGCAAGAAGTTTCATACGCAAGTCAACCGCGAAAAGGCAGAGTGGCAGTACTCTGAAATCGACAAGGTGGAATGGGAGCGCGTATCTTCAAACTTCAAGGAGGCACTGGAGAAAGGCGTGAAGCAGGCGAACTTGCAGAAGGAACTGTACGAGAAGACCGGCAGTCTGGATTTCGCCAAGCTCGCCTTTCAGGACGGCGCGGTGTGGGATAAGCAGACAAGAAAGATGGCGGAGGACTTCAAGAAGAACTTCGGTCACGATGTCAACCTCGGAATGACCGAAGCCGACGCGAAGGTTCTGTATAAGGACACGCCTCTCGCTCTTGAGGCTTGGCAGAAGATAACGACCTTGGTAAAGGACAATTATGTCAAGAGCTTGCAGCAGGCTGCGGACATCATCGCACAGACAGCAAGCACGCAGGAGAAGATAGCCGCCATCTACGCCAAGTATGAAACGCCTATTGCACAAGCGGAAGAAGCGGGAAACTATGGTCTTGCTTCTCGTTACACGCGCCAACGGGACAAGGAAGTGAACTCTGCTAAGACGGAAGCCTTCAACAAGAGTAGTGACTATATCACGTTCTTCGGAGCGGTGTCGCAGCTCGGCATGGACAGGGCATCCGAAATCGCTTCGCAGATACGCGAGAACATTAACCAGGCACTTGCTGACGGAACCATTGACGCTCGCGAGTACGGCAAGCAGATACAGCAGCTTGACGAGCAGTTGAACAAACTCTCAAGTGGCAAGAAAAACTTCTTTAATTCTGGTCTTAGTGGTGTCGCCGAACAGAGAGTAAAGAACGCCAACGAGAAAATTACAGCTGGAGCGGCATTGAAGCAGGAGGGCGAGAGAATGCAGCAGGAGGCTAACACGGAGCTAATAGAAGCGTTCTCAAACTTGGATTTTGATGCTGTCGATGAAATCGTTGCTAAAATGCTTGAGGGGAATGAAAAGAAAAAAAAGGGTGACGCGAAACTCAAGCAGGGTCAAAAAGAGGCTAAGGCCGCCAATGAGTTCAAGGAATCTATGGCGAATGTCAGTGCCGCAGCAAGTAAAATCAATGAAAACATCCAAAGCATTGTCGCCACGTTCAATGATATTAAGGACACAGCGAGTGCTCTTGGCGTTGATACAGAAAACGACGGATGGCAAGATGCAACGGCATTCTTTAATTCTCTCGGCGGTGTTTCAAGTTCCATTTCAAATATGGTCACAAGTGCTATGTCTGGCAATGTCGGCGGTGTTCTTCAAGGATTTGTTGGCATCTTCACCTCTCCATTTAAGGCATTTGCTGCGGCGCACGATGCAAAGTTAGAACGCCAAATCAAACTCGCAGAGCGAAATATAACGGAACTTGAGCGCTTGCGCAACGATGTAAAGACGGCGATTGAAAATACCCTTGGCGGTGTCTATTCCTACAAAATGGATGCGGATACACGTAAAAGATTGGGCAACGTTACTAATTCTTACGAAAAAGCAGCAAGAGGAGAGAGTAAAAAGAGCCAATATTCCTCTGATACGTACACTACTGCTAAAAAATCCCTATCCGACCCAGGCAACGCTTACCTCGCTGAGCAGGCTTCCCTCATGGCACAGAAGGATGAAATGCAGAGGCAGTTAAACGCTGAGGAGGGCAAGAAGAAGAAGGACAAGGATAAGATTGCCGACTACAAGCAGCAAATCAAGGAGATGGAAACGACAATTAACAATTTTGCAAAGGACTTTCTCAAGGACATCTATGGCGTAGACATGAAGGCGTGGGCAAGCCAATTAACCGACGCAGTTGTAAGTGCATGGTCTAAGGGCGAAGATGCCATTGATGCCTATAAGAAGAAGGCAAAAGAACTGGTAAAAGACCTTACCAAAAATATCATCTCTCAGAAGATAATGGAGGCTGCATTGCAGGGCCCGCTTGACAATCTGACTGAAATAATCAAGAAGAAAGGAAAGCTTGAACCAGAAGATGTCGTTAAGGTTGCGGATGACCTGTATAATGGCACCAACAATGCAGCCGAGAACATCACGGCAATCCTCGAACGCTTGAAGAACATGGGACTCGACTTGTCGGAAAATGGCGATGGAAGTGTGACCAACGGCATCAAGAATATCACTGAGGAAACTGCGGATATTCTCGCAAGTTACGTCAATGCCATCCGTCTTGACGTGAGTGTTAATCGTGCGCAGGTCAAGGACATCGGAGAACTATTGAAGATGCGTCTTCCCGAAATGGGTCAGATACAGAAAGCGCAGCTCGGGCAGCTCACGCAGATTGTCATGCTCGCGGAAGCTCGTAACGAGAAGCTCGATCGGATGATGGATTGGATGAACGCGGTGTCTACAAGTGGCAGAAAAAAGCTCTATATTAGCTGACAAAGTGTATATTTATTGTTAAAATCGCGGATAGTTATATATTAATTTGTATAATTATCCGCTTTTTATTATTTTTGGAGAAAATTATGTATATTTATGCAACACTACAATGTCTTTATACAAAAAGAGCAGACTGGAGCGGTGGTAAAAGAAACCGTAGCTGACTTTGATGTGTGGTGCGCCTCTATACCGTTCGACATCGGCATGGAGGTCAAGGAGCCAGTGGTAAGGGATTGGAAGGATGAAAACGGAGAAGACGCATACCTCGGCGACAGCCTTAAATTCTCGGCATACGATATGACCGTGAAATGGTGCTGCAAGGGCGATAAGTTCTCAGCTAACGCAGTAATAAGAAAGTTTCTGAACTACCTGAGCGGACGCGACGGTAGCGGCATGAAAATGAAGATGTACTGCGACTGGACTAAGGTGGGAAGAAGAAACATCCGCCTCAAGAAGGTGTCCGACGACGCAGACCTGCACCGCGGCGACGAGGGAGATGTGGTAACGTTCTCTACAGTGTTGAGAGTTGAAGACCCCGTAACGGAAGTAACATTAATCAAATAGAGATATGGAATGGAAACTTTATCATAAGGACAGCACGCCGCTGCGTGACACCAACGGCAAGGAAATTTCCGTTCATTCGCTGAAATACGACGGCGAGTGGATGGGCGAATGCTCGGTATCTGTATCTATAGAGAATGAGGCTCCAATAGACTTTGAAATTGGTGATTATCTAATATATCGAAATGAACGTTTTGAATTAAACTACGACCCAGGCAAGGCGAAACAAGGCCGTAAAAATGCACTCGGCAATTCGTTCAAGTACCAAGATGTAAAATTCAATTCTTTATCTGACGAACTGGCAAGAGCAGAATTTTTAGATGTAGTCTTAAACGATAACGAGCTACATTATACCGCCCTGCCCGTCTTCCAATTCTACGTGGAGTCGTTGGATGACTTACTCGACCGTTTGCAGGCATGTATGAATGAACAAGTTGGCGAAAACAAATGGCTATTCTACTCGCGCAACTGGAACAGAAGCAATGCGAGAGGATGCAACGCAGCAAGATGGGAGGAGATATATGGAGGTGATACGTCAAATCCCGACAACACGGGAGTCTCTGATACCAAAATAACATCAACATCCATTAGTATCGACAAGCAGACGGTGTGGGAAGGCCTTGCGTTGGTAAATTCCCAGTTCGATGTAAACTTCATAACGCGCAACAGAGAAGTGTTTGTTGGTACGTCAGGACTGCCAACACGTAACGTTTTCAAGTACGGAAAGGGCAACGGCTTGTACGAGGTAAATCAAGATGCTGAGGCAGACCAACAAATAGTTACACGTATGAGAGCATACGGTTCTGACAAAAATATTCCTGACAGATACTATGCAACACTAAATATGGAGGTTTGGTCTAAGCCTTCTCGCGTCATACAAAACGAAGTTTATGGTGAAATTTGCAATATAGAATTTTATATCGACGACATACCCATCGAGCGTGCTTCCGTATATTTTACGTATCGAATTGGCGGTGGCCCAGGATACGATACATACTCTGTGAATATCCATGATGGTGGAATGGTTGTTGAAGCCAAGGTCAATGTTGGCGTAGAGCCTTATTACCATAATCACATTAGTTTACATATATTAGGCGGAAAAGGATATGATATTACAATAGAAGAAGCTAAAGCGTGCTTTGCTGCGATACAAGAAGCAGGTAGGGTGCATTTCGTCAGCGGTGTCAACAAAGAAGCCTTTCCTTCTAATAGGAGGGATTATGCAGCTGGCGCGCATCTGCCAAACAATATGGCGTGCTTTAACCTAATGCTACCTGGTTTTCCTTCTATATCCTTACAAGACTGGTGGAATAACCACCCCGAGAAGCATAAAGAATTAAACCCAACAGGTGCAAAATTGCGCTTTTCTAAGCGTGCAGACCGTCCGTGGATAGAGTCGCCTGCGGCAGACGTTATCGGTGTGCGTCCCGGTAGCGTGTTTTTTGACACCGAAGATGTAAAGGAAAAGACCGTTGAGATATATCCCACTATCAAGGAAATGGAAGTAGACGGTGTGCGTATTGACGAAATTGCAGTTGGTTCAAACATCGAAGATAATGGTGTATTCAAAGTTCCTGGGTTTAAACTCACTCTAAAAAAAGAATTAAACTTTGACATTAACGCTCTGAAACAAAGTGACTTTTCTGTTACAATGGTTGACGGAATGTGTGCAGGACGTAAATTCAAGGTGAGTGGCAGTACAAAAGAAAGCGGGCAGTGGGTTTTGACATTGCAGCGCGTTGAGGATATTGGCCTGTATTTTCCGTACAAGGACTTTCAGATTAACGCTGGCGACCATTTCGTATTGTCGGGAATCGAACTGCCTGTACAGTATGTCGAGGCTGCTTCCGAAAAGCTACTGCGCTACGCCATTGCCTGGCTTATAGAAAACGACCACACCAAGCATACCTATGCTCCGAAAATAGATGAAATTTACATGGCCCGCCAACACGACGAGGCCATGGAGGATACCACTGGTACTACAAAGAGTCTACATGATACTATTAAAGAAGGGGATATATTTCAGTTTAGCGACGAGGATTTTGGCATCAGCGCAGACGTTATAATTGATAGTCTCTCCATAACAGAGAAAGAAGGGGCGATACCAACCTACGAAGTATCATTGCGCAATGATAAAGAGGTTGGTGCGCTACAAAAAATACAAAACAAGATAACGGCCATAAGTAATAGCACAGGAGATTTTACGCCCGCACAAGTTAAGGAATACATCCAAAGCGAAGGCTCAAAGTATTTTCTGTCGAAGGTCAAGACAGATGTAGCAGAAAAACTTATCCGCTTTTGGGAAGGTATCGCATTCGGCGAACAAAGCGACAATAACCCTCTCGGCATCTCCTCTGACGGCATCGCAACCCTCAAAGAGATTGTGTCGGCTGCGTTCCGTTCGGGTGCGCTCGGCTCTGGCTTCAAACTTGGCGATTACAACGGAAGTGGTGACAGTTACTTGGAGGTAGACCGACTGCTTGTGCGCAAGGCGGCGGAGTTCGTAAGGCTCGTAATCCGAGAGCTTCAAAGCGTAGGTGGTGAGATTGTTCTGTCGCCTGCTGCTATGAAGATTAGCAATGTGGTCTATTTTGAGAAGGGTGTGTATCTTCCCGAATATGAAGTTCTTCCTCTGCGCTACAATGTTTACCGCTGCTACTTCTCGCAGAAGAAAGGCGACGAGGAGATAGAAAACCAGTTCGTCGAGGGCGACCTTGTGCGCTGTCAGACGTTCAACGTCAAGGAGGGCGTGAGTGAGAACGTGAAGAACAGATACTACTGGCGTAAGGTGTACAAGGTAGGTAAAGATTTCATTGATGTGCTTGCTGATTTCTGCGATACTGGCAGCGATATTCCGCAGGCAGGTGACGAGCTTGTACAGATGGGCAATACGACGGACACGGCACGCCAGTCGGTCGTTGTTTTGTCGGCATACGGAGCGGATGCGCCATCGTTAAAGATGTACGAAGGCGTAGATAGCTACTCGTTAGAAAACAAGGAGGTCTTTGTCCTGTCACGTCAGGAGATGTTCGCCATAGCCGATAAGTTTAGGTTCATTACGCGCAATGCTAATGGCGAGATAAAGAGCACGCAGTCGTTTGCGGAGCTTGTGATGTCCGTGGATGGACTCAGAACAACGGTCAACAGCAATAAGAGCGAGGTGGACGGACAAATATCAAAGATTAGCTCGCAAATCACACAGACAGCAGGCAAAATCATTACGCTTACCAACGAGCAGACTGCGATGGGAAATAAAATATCAAAGATTGAGCAGTCAACTGAAAAAATCTCGCTACAGGTTGAAACGACCACGAATTTGAAGAACTGCATCGTCGGCTCAGCCCTACGCCCATGGGATGACATCGTGAAGATTGCTGCCGGTCTCTCGCAGGCAGTGAACATAATAAACGGTGGCGGTGTTGGCGGCTCAAACTACGCAGTATTCAATGCGCAGGGAGCGACTGCGAACACATGGACTGGTCTATACTTCAAAGATGTGCGTGTGACACCTGGCAAAAAATACATCTTCAGTGTTTGGGTGAGGGTCCTAAGGGCAACAGATAGCGGTGCGTATTACACAATCAAACGCTTCGATAATGGTGTCGCAGGTGCAGTTGTCGAATCGAAAAACTATCCCAATATTGTTGGTGACTGGGCACTATACACGTCCCAAATAACAGTGCCCAGTGGTTGCTCAAGGCTACTGATAGAAACAGCTATTCGCAAGAACGGTACTATCAATCTGTGTCGTCTGATGCTCATGGAGGGCACAGAGTATGGTGGCTGGAGCCTTTCGCCTTACGACAAGACAGAGGCAGGCAAGCTGGAGACCGACTTAAAATCTACGGGCATAGACATCGAGAATGGCAAGATAACGGCAACGGCGGATAGGTTCGAGATACGCAATAATAGCGGCGAGACAACCGCGAGCGTGAACGAGAAAGGTGAGTTTGAAATGTACTCGGGCTTGTTTTCGGGCTTTGTCAGAAAAAGGCTGACAACGATTACGCCCAACAACATTGACAAGTACCTCTCAAAGAAAAAGCCTATACAGAACGGTTATGTGCCCCTTGACTTTGTGGCGGCTGGCAGTTACATAGAACTATCGGGAAACTTCGACAGCAAATTTGGAAGCGCATACCCGGTGGTTACTCTGCCATTTTACCAGCCGGCAAACCCGGCATGGAAAGCCCTTGTCTCTGACAGCCTAATCGGCGAGGCTTTTACACCAAAAGGCGCAGCGGCATATCTCGGGCAGACATTCATTATCCGCAACAATACAAGTGGAAGTCCTGCAACGACTATCAACCTCGTCGGCTACACGTCGCTCGTCGGCGGCAGGGACATATCAAAACCATATTGGCTTGAACGAGGGTGGATGGCGATACTTACATGCGAGTGTGTCTACGTGCCAGCAAACAGGACCTACAGCATCGTTTGGAATGGATACAACGTGCCGTTCGAGTCGCCAACGGCGCAGTCTGACGACGGAAAACCGGTAAATGACGGCGGTGAGCAGGAAGCTATGTCTGACGACCCGACAACAGAAGAAGAACAACCAAAAGAATAAGATATGAAGAAAATAGTTAGAGGCAACGATTTTACGTTGCGCATACCCGTAAAGAAGATAGTCAATGGTGAATCGGTATCGTTCCCGTTGACTGATTGCACCGACATCGCGGTGCACGTCGTTAGCAAGTACAAGCGTACCGCACTCCCCTACACCATCGACAAGGAGTCTAATGATGTGCTTTTGGCTGACGTTGACGGCACGACACTGTCGTTAGGCACTTACGCCTTGGAGGTGACGGGCGTATCGGAGGGTGCCAACTGGCGCAGCTATGAGTATGAGCAGTTCGCCATCGTTGACAACAACGCAAGCAGCGATACCGTGTTTGAGGACAACACAGCCGAGGGTGACACCAACATCGAGGACGGCAACGGAGATAATGCAAACAAGGGCTGCATGGATGTAAAGATTGAGGGCTTTGCTGTAGACACCGCACTTGTTGTCCTTCCTCCTGTATCCGCGCGAGCAACCATCATTGAGCTTATCGCCAATGCCGACGCTGCCATTGCTGCGGTAAGAGAAACGGAAGCAGCTGTCAAGGCAAGCGAGGATGTACGTATCGAAAGCGAAACGCTCCGACAAAGCGCAGAAGAGCAGCGTGCAGAGAGTGAAGCCACACGCCAGACAACGGAGACACAGCGCACGGAGAGCGAAATGGAACGTGTAGCCAACGAGGAAGCGCGAAAAGTCAACGAGGAAGCACGTGTAGCAGCCGAGGAGCAGAGGGCAGCTACTTTTACGGAGCTTTCAGAGGCTGCGAATGCTGCGGTTGGTAAGGCTGACGAAGCCGTAAAAGCCGTTGATGCTGCGATAGAAAAGGCGAACACCGCAGAGAACGAGCGTGCCGAAGCCGAAAGACAGCGTGCCGAAGCAGAGGCTACACGCAGTCGCGAGGAGGGCATCCGTCAAGAGTCGGAAACCGAGCGTGTAAGACAGGAAACAGCGAGAGAGGCTGCGGAAACAACTCGTCAGAACGCAGAGGTGGAGCGAGAAAAGGCTGATGCCGAGCGTGAGAAACGTGTGTCCGAAGCAATATCCAATACTTCCTCTGCCGCAAAAACCGCCACTGACGCAGCAGCTGTGGCAATGGAGACAGCCAAAAAAGCTATGGTTGCGACTACAGAAGCGGAGAGGGTAAACGCAGAGCTAAGGGGCAACGTGCTGACGGTGACGGACAGGACGGGTGAGGTGAAGACCCTCGACCTGATGGATCAGGAGGAGGCGAGTAATACGAAGGCGGATATTGCCCGTATCAAGGAGAGCATGGGCATATATTCTGACAAACCAAATATCACGCTAACGGCAAAGGAGAACAATGTGGCTATCTCTGCTGACGGAGTGAAGGTGAGCAAGCAGGGTTGGGCTATTGCGGAATTTACGGCAGAACTTGGTAATATCTATCTTTTTAATCCTGGTGAAACATCGTCTGACGTGTGCGTGTTTGCTGAGTATATAGACAAGGTGGAAACAAGAGCCATTGACTATGCCTATATGTATGACGAGAGCGGACGTGTGCTGACCGCAAAGGCTACATACAACGGCAAGACCTACACCTATACATACGACTATTCATCATCAATCACGACCATTACAGACCAAGACGGGAATAATGTATCATCCTTGCCAAGTGTCTATACCACTAAGGTCGGAGCATATAATCCTATGACAATCCTTAATACTGATGCAGAGTTACCGCAGGATGGTTATTGCCGTTTTAAACTTCACTACGGCATCGGCTATCAAGATTGTGGTATCTTATAAGTTTTCGTCTGCCGACTTGACTATGAAGGTGGTGAGGGACGGAAGTACGGCTAATATGTGCTCACAGTTGGCAAAGATAAACAAGAAGGTGGATGAGGTAAACGGGAGAATTGAGGATAAGAATTACATATCATTACTTTCGTATAAAGATATTTATATATTTATTGATGGTAAAGAAGAATTAATACCAGCTATGAAAAGGGTAACATTCCATCCTAAAACGGAGTGCCGTTTCTACTACGTTTTTGGTGGAGATATAAAAGGTGACTATAAAAGCCTTATATTCTGCAAAGCTAAACTGCAAGGATTAAAAAGTTTGCGTTTCATGCTTAATAATTCTTCTATCAGTGAATTTGACGCAAGTGATATAGATACCTCGCAGGTAAAAGAACTTCCGAGTTTCGCCAAGTGCGAAAATTTAAAATCTATAAATGTAAGTGGTTGGGACACTTCAAAATGTGAATATCTTAATTTCAATTTTTGGGGCACTTATCTTGAAGATATAAATGTAAAAGTCTGGGAAACCAAAAATGTTAAGCAGATGGCTTCGGTGTTTGCAAACACTCGTTTTAAAAGTTTAGATTTAAGTACATGGGATTTAAGTTCCGTTGAGATTTTCTACGGTATGTTTGAAACAGTATTGAAGAGTCTTACTCTCGGCGAAAACTTTGGCAAGGTGAAAGATAAGTGCGCAACACTTGATTTCTCAAAAGTAAGCGCGTGGGATGACAGCGTAAAATCCCTCCTTACCCTCTACGACCGCAAGGCTAACGGCATGGGAGTGATAACAATAAAACTCCACGCAAACGCTAAGGCAAAACTCGGTGAGGATGGAATAGCGCAGCTCACGGCAAAGGGATATACTATAGCATAGTTTAGATTTTAGAATTATAAATTAAAAATATAACACAATGAGAAAGATTACAGCATCAGAAGGAAAGTACTTCACGCAGAAGAATATCGAGAATGAGAGTGTCAGGGTATTTGCCATAACGCTTTATCTTGCGGACAACGACTCTGCCGACAACTGGCGAGAGGCAACGCAGGAGGAATATTACGCTTGGCAGAAGAAGATGGAAGAGGGCTTTGAGAATCAGAGTTTGTCTGATGGCAGCGAGTAAAAATGAAATACTAACATAACGCGCTTTGCGCAGTTGAAGATGGAGGTGTAACATGATGACATTAACTATCATTAGTGCTCTGCATCTGGAAGTGCCCGTACTGGCTCTGCATCGTCGAGTGCTGCGCAATACTCAACATCGTAATAACATTATTCATTTAAATCTAAAATATCATGGAATTAAAAGTAAGACGAATAGCTAAGAAGGAGACATATACCATCGGCAAGATGTACGTCAACGGCGAGTATGTCTGCGACACTCTTGAAGACAAGGATAGAGGACTGACTTCTAATATGTCAGTTGCGCAGATATGCGGAGTGAAGATTAAGGGCGAAACCGCCATACCTACAGGCAGATACCTCGTCGATATGAAGACGGTATCGCCACGCTTCGGAGGTCGGGCGCAGTACCAGTTCTGCAAGGGTAGACTGCCGCGACTGTGCAATACGCCTGGCTATCAAGGCGTGCTGATACACTGCGGTAACACAGCAAAAGACACGGAGGGCTGCATCCTTGTCGGCGAGAATAAGGAGAGGGGCAAGGTGCTGAACTCAACGGCGATATTCCGTAAGGTGTACGCGAAGCTGAAGGCTGCGGACGAGAGAGGAGAACAGATTTGGATAACAATCGAATAACACAAAAACACAATATAAATAAGAAATGGCAGGAAACATCACTACAAGTACAGGAAAGGCTTTCGTGGTCGGCACCATGAGCACGGAAGCACTTACCGCATTGTTCGATTTACGCTGGATGCTCGTTCTTATTGTGGTTCTCATCGTCGCCGACTTTTGGTTTGGTGTGTCGGAGAGCCTAAAAAAGCATGAGCACTTCCGTTTTTCGAGAGCAGGCAGAAGAACGTGCAACAAGGCGGTGGACTACGTTACATATCTCATACTCGGCTCGGTGCTCGGCTTGGCTATCTTTGAACCTCTCGGGTGGGCAAACCACGTAACAACAGCGGCTATCGGTTTGGGCTTCGGGTGCATCTGGGAGATTGACAGCATCGTAGGACACGTATGCGCATTGCACGGCATCAAAAACACGTTCTCTATCAAGCGGTTTATTATTTCGCTTATTAAGAGCAAGAATAAAGACATCGGCGAAGCGGTGGAGGATGCAGTGGATAACAATAAAAATTAACGAATATGGATATAAGAGAAATTCTGATGCTGCTGAACTGCATCATATTGGGAGCGACAACGCTCTTTATTTTCTACAAGGCAGACAAGCTCGATGCGCTCGATGAGGACTGTGACGAGAACGTGCGCAACAGACAGGGCACAATCGGTTGGTTTTTGGCTTCGGTGTTCGTAGGCGTTCTTGCGCTGCCAGTAATGGTGCTGCGTGAGGTTTATCAATGGAAGCGTTATAAGCTACCGGGTATTGAGTGGGATGATATTTGTCGCTACGGCTTCACTATCATCGTCGGCTCTATGCTGCATCTGCTCCTGCTTGTGGTAACGAGCTGCACAACTCCGAAACCTGTTGTGTTGGAGCGAGTGATTAACAAGACGGACACGTTATATAAGACCAACTACAAAGCCGATACATTCCGCATACACGACTCTATATATGTCGAGAGCTACATGGTAGGAGATACAATATACAAGACAAAGAACGTGTACAAATGGCGTGACAGAGTGAGCGTGAAGACGGACACGATATACAAGTCTATCCTGCGAGCGGACTCTATTCCAGTGCCGGTGCCAGTTGAGCGTAAGGCTACATGGTGGGAGCGGACGCAGATGTTCGCAGGCAAGATAGCGGTCGGAGCGGTGGTACTATGTTTAATCTCGCTGCTGCTTTGGCTGATACACAGAAGAAGATAATATGTTGATTGGTTAGTTATTAGTTTTTTTAGTTTAAGGTAAATTGTTTTTAGGAGCCTTGCCCGTCCGTGATGGATAGGCAAGGAGTTTAAATAAATATAAATAAAGACAACAAAACATACAACTTTGAAAATAAATGACTAACTTGCATCAAATAAAACTAATCAACGTTATATTAAATTAAATAAAATCAATATGAACGATGATGATAAAAGGATGTTTCTTGCTCTTGTGAAGGGTAAGGACATATCGGAGATTATGTCTTTGCTGGCAGAGTTCGGCAATCAGTATTCACGCAGAATATTGCGGTTTTTCCGCTGGTTCTGCAAGTGGGTTCCAATACTCATAATGACGGCGCACATGTACGGCGTGTTTGACTTTAGCCGCAATCCAAAGGAGATGTTTGAGGTACACAAGGCGAACTATGCGTGCTATGCGTTCATCTATATCATGGTCTATATACTGCCAATGGTTATAATTCTTGCGTCACGCTTCTTCTGGCTGTGTTGGAAGTATCGCATACCGTTCTTCTACTTCTTCGGTGTCAACTCCATACATCTTGTATATTGGAACTGGTACACGACCAACGAGATGGTAATGGCGCACTTTGCAATCATGGCGTTCACGTTGTTGCTGTATGTCTACGGAGCTGTCGACTGGTTCTGCTGTAAATCAAAGCTCGGCAAAAGAATGTTCAGTTAAAACAGGTATGCTATGAGAAAGATTTTCGGCTACAAGATGCTCGGCACGTTGTTGCAATCGCTTGCCAATTCGTGCTTTCAGGCGGACGAGCAGCAGCGCAACGGCGAAAAAGTGACGGCTTGCGGTATGAGCGACGATGACATAGAAACACTCTGCCAGGACATACTTCCTAATATGCTTAACCCGATGATGAGCGCAGAGGAGGTGAAGGACAGACTTTGCGTTAGCGACGCAACGCTCAACAGAATGGTCAAGCGAGGAGAAATACCGAACGGTGAGTGCAAGAAGCGCGGACACACACGATACTGGAAGAAGTGGGACATTCTTCACTTTTTAAAACATAAGAGAGGCAAGTAAAGAGGCTTCTCTTTTTTTGTTTCCATTTCTTTCCAATTTTTCAAACATTGGAAAGAATGTCTTACGATGTGATAGTACCGACTATCACCTTATATATCTGATTATCAGCATAATACAAAATCTTTGAGCGTGTTATGGCGTTATCCGTCACAACACACTAACTTTGCGGTGTAACGTTACAATAGTGTTAGTTAATATTGAGGATTTCAAAAGATTGTATTATGGAAATGACAGATGCAAAAGTAGTAGAGAAGAAAATCTACGAAGAGGGGAAGAAGCACGACGAGTATGCTTCTAAGGCAACAGGTAATGCCGGTCTTACCCTTGGTATCATCGGCACAGCACTCGGTGCTGGTGCTTGGTTGCTTGGCGGTAACAACCGCAGCGTGTTTGGTTCTCTCGGTGGCAGCAATATGCCTGAGAATGTAAACATCAACACTTACGGAGCTAACTCAAGCTCAAATCAGCCAACCGCCTTGCAGGTAATGGAGAAGGAATGCGCTGATGAGGTGAAGCTGCTTACCGACATGTTCGGTTTGAAGCTCGACACAGCTAACAAGTTCTACGCTATGCGTGAGACTGACATCGCAGAGAAGTTCTCTATGTACAAGGGTGCTACAGATGCTATCAACGCTGAGAACCGCCGTGCAATGCAGGCTGAGTTCGGTCTTTACAAGTCTCAGATTGATGCGGACTTCGGCCTGTACAAGAATCAGAGAGACCAGTACGATGCGTTGCAAGCTAAGTATTGTGACCTCGACAAGAAGGTTGCTGTTATGGAAGCCCTCACTCCTTACAAGGAGAAGCTGATGATGGCTTACGTGAACGAGAAGTGCTGCCGCAAGATTGATGGTGTCCTCGGACTCCAGAGCACTCCTACTGTTACAGTTCTTCCATCCGCAAACTTTTGCGGATGTGCTGCTACATCCACTCCCACTACAGGAGCGTAACAGAGCTGTAAGGAAGTCGGTTAGACGGACTAAGAAAAAATGAGTTGGTGAGGGGCGTTTGCCCTCGTTGGTGGATGCCCTCTCACCTCTCTATAACATATCACCAACTTAAAGATATTGATTATGATGAATTTTGGAAACAGCCCATTATTGGATATGGGTACAGGCCAGCAGCAGCCGCAGATGATGGATGCCGAGCTACAGAAGATGTATGAGGCAATACAGCAGAAGCGAGCATCTATCAATATGCAAGCACAGCAGTCTTCCACCCCTTTATGGGATGAGATTGACAAGATTGAAGACAATCTTACGGGCGCACAACGTCAGTACTTGATGCAAAATCAGGAATATGTCGATAGCTTGCAGTATGTCTCAAAACTTGTGCAAGATGAGGAATTGCGCATTATAAGACCTCGCATTGAAAGCACCCAGCAAGGACAGGAAGCGTTAAAGAAACATTTGTCTTTGATGCAAAGACTGAGAAAAGAAGTAGCGCAAGCAGAGGAACAAAAATCAGCTATGCTCAACGATTATATGACAAACCATAGTGATAAGACTTGGCAGGAATATCTTGCCATGGTTCAAGGAGCAAAGAAGGGAGGGAACAAGAAATGAACTTACAAAAACTGAAAGAACGTCTTGCGCCGTCAATAGAAACCTGGATAGACGCAAGAATTGACGACATGATAAAAGGCAATCCGTCGCTTGCCATACCTTCTGTGTATATGAAGCGAGCAGCGCACAATATCGTTTGTCGGAACAAGGAAAAATGGGAAGAGAAAATTGACAATCTATCCCTGTTTGTCGCTGATGAAAATGGAGTTGTTGATGCGGAATCTGTTTTCGATGACGCGATGCAAATACTGAAAGCGATGGAGAAAAAGCCTTTTGATATTGGGCTTCTTCATGGCACAATAGGCGATGGATGCATCTCTATTGATATGCCAGACGGTATTATCTCTGCCTTGTTGTTTGGCAGCAACAAGAGTATAGCCATTACCACAGATGATATTGCCGAATTAAAGAATATATTAATCACGTAACATAAATTTAGTGGTATGAAAACAATAAAAACAAATACGCTTGCCGAAAAATTGTTTTGGTTTTATAGGATTGGTATTAGGGCAATACCGATTTTTCTTATGGTTTCACACTGGTTCGGCGTGCATTGGTTTCACCATAATGCAGCGTCAATAGGTTTGGTTCTGAACGAGAACGCCGTTTTGGTTGCGTCAGTTTATGCGCTTGCGTATGTTGTGCTGCCTGCCGTTTTACTGCCAGCAAGCTTTCTTTTCAAATTTAGCTGGGTGTGGCGAATACCGTTCCTGTATCTTGCAGGAGTTATTCTGATAAGGCTTGGGCACGGCACGCTGTGTATTTCCGAAGCAACAAAGATTGCGGACTACACGCTGATTATTCTTACGATGCTGCTGTATGGTCGGGCATTTACGTTGCAAGACAAATGACAAAAAAACCGCGCCCGGACAGCAAGATTTTACTCCTGCTGTCCGGGCGCGGTTGGTATTAACCTATTCTCTGTAATCCTCTGGTTTATATTCGGGGTTCACCTGCAACGCATACTCTCCTGCGCGGTCGTAGATGTTCTCGTTCGAGATCTTCATTACGATATTCTTTGCTGCCTGAACGCTGTCCGCATCATCGTTGATGTTAATGTCGGGCATTCCTGGTACCGAGTTTATGACGGATTGCATGGCATTGTTCCAATTTTGTTGCAACTCCAGTGCATTACCATCACTGAACATCGGTCGCAAGTCCTTGCCGATTTTATTTTGGATGTTATCAAACAAGTTCTTAAATAGGTTTACAGCAATATCTATCAGCACCATTGCCGTCTCCATGCGGGCGATTATCTTGCTTTTCGGCACCTTATTCTTCAAGAAGTAGTTGTCGATGCAGTAATAGAGTGTTGTGACGAGCGGTTTCAATTCCGCTTCCGACGCATCGGATAGGTCAAGCCAAAGCTGATAGCGGTCGGCGAGGACAAAGCGCATCTTCGCATCCCATGTGTTGTAAGCAGCAAGAGCCTTGTTAATGCTTTGCTTTGTCTGCTGACGGTATAGCTTTTTGTCCTCTTTAATCGCGTTGTAAGCGTCTATCATCGCTGTTTGGGCAATGTTGTATGCAGAACCCATTGTGATGTAATACAGCGAACAATAGCGGTCAATGCTCTTTAGTATTTCCTCTTTCTGCTTTACACTTGGCGCGATAATATACGCCCTTCTCGGAGTGCGGCTTATTAACTGACTTGTGCTCATGCTTATATTGCGTTTAAAATTTGCAAATCGTGCGCTTCACCTATCACGCCTACGACGGGTATTCCGCAAGCGTCCGCTACACGGCGTTCCGTTTCACAGCCTTTTGAGCAACGCCATCGGTTCGGTACAACAATGCCGTCGCAGCCGAGGAGCAGGCGTAAGTCCTCTTTCATGTGCTCCGTGTATGGCGCAGAATCGGGCATAGGTTTAGCCATAGGGTTGACTGCCTTGTAGCCGAGAATTGTCAGTTCGTTCTCGATCCGTGCGAAGAACTTGTGTCGCTCGTTGAGGTTGTAGCCTGTTATCGGTGATGATATGTAAATTTTCTTTTTGCTCATTTTGTTTTGTATTTTTGCATATTTTTTTGTATTTTCATATAATGTTTGCTTTTTTGCCGCGCGATTTTTATGCTCACATGTCGAGTTGGCAATTCCTTTTTACGATACCACCTGCGCACCTCGTATTTAGCAAACACACCGCACATTTGTGGGTATTCATGCGGCTCTGTTTCGATTACTGTACCTATCTTTTTAAACTTTACCTTAGTACAGTAAGGCGGTGCCAGAAACATGGTTTTGTAACGCTTCTTTGTTTTTCTAATCTTCATATTCTTTCTTTTTCTTTTTATAGTCCAAACAGCCTTCTTCCATTGTCGGCATGATACATAAGCCGCCGTTCTCAGCATCATCAATAAGTTCTTCTGACGCATGAAACGAGTTGAACATTTTAGCGTTGTGATGCTTTAAGCATAAATTTATGCGGACCTCTTTTTCGTATTCGTATTCGTACCCTGTCAGCGGATTGACCCCTGTCCTTGTAATAGTCGTAGTTTGCTCCGTTTCTTTGTACCACTTGCACGAATAGCAAGCTGCGATATTGCAAGGAGATTTGTTGCAATACTTTTCCTCATGTTTTACACAACCTCTCTCTGTAAGAAACAGCTTTCCGCAGTGCGAACAGCGGTATGCGTTTACTCTAATCATTCTCCACCTCCTTCTTAATTGCTTCGAGCTGTTGTATGATGTTGTCTATCGTCTTGCCACTGTAATCAGCGGCAATTTCTTTCAGCACGGCAATCTGTGCCGTCAGTCTGATGTAATCTGCCTGTTTCATTGTTGTATCAATTTTATATAATAATCCGAACGCTATTAATTCGCTTACAGCTAATATAACACCATAAGCGGTGTTTAAAAGAATTACTATTATAGTAAGCGCAACCAAAAGTAAAGCTACTACTATCCATTTGTATTTTGGCATATTCCTTTTTGTTTATGTTCCTTGTTCCAGTCCTCCTGAAGATAGCTTCAAGAGCTGTATGATTTCGCGTATTGACAAGCTGCTACCGCAGTCAAATCCTGCGTCTTTCAGTTTCTTTGTGTGCTGATTCTATTCTTCTTGTGTCATAGCTCTTTGAATTCTATGTCATGTTCCTCATTCCATTCTTCCTGAAAGTCTGCAAGGCTTCTAAAGATACCTGCGGCAACACCGAAACTTATAGGCTGCGTCATTGCCAGTTCTGTGATTATGACACGACTCTCATCGTACGTCACTTGAACCTTAAATGTTATTTTCGTTTCCTGCATATCAGCCTCCTTTCTACCTGTCGTGGATATTGCCAATAACCTCATGGTCGTAACGACGCAGCATCTCGCCTAAAGGTCTGACACATGGTAGTTTGGTGCAATCTTCCTGCAAGAAAAATCCGCCTAAACTCTCTACCCAAACTACGGCACAAAAAGCTGGACCAATATTCAGAACATCACCCTCGTATATCTCCTTGCCGTTCTTGTCTTTCAGTCCTGTGTACTGCCCGACCGTATCGGAATATACCTGCGCCATGTTGTTTCCGTTATCGTTGCTTATATACACGCCGTCTACGAGATGTAGTAAGTCGCCATACACCCACTCGCCATCGTCGAGTCGCTTGCCTCTGAACTTTATATCACGTATTCCCATTTATAACCTCCTGCTGTTTTTTGATGACCTTTTAGACAAGACACGATGCTACTATTAAGTATTCCCGTCTCCCTTTCGGCATCCATTATACACCCAAATCTTTTGATAAACTTACTTTCTTTAGATAATTGGATAATCGGTTTAGCATTTGCATTACTTGCTCCCTTTCGCCAATTCATCATTGCTCTTCTATTGTTGTTGTCATAAGAATACTTTATGTTATACGACCTATTGCACCATTCCAAATTTTCAACAACACAATTTAAACGATTGCTATCTTTATGGTTCACAAATGGCAAATTATTTGGGTTGGGAATAAAAGCCATCGCGACTGCTCTATGAAGTAACATGTTCTTTTGTTTGTTGTTTGTAAACAATGCGACAATATAATAACCGCTATTATTTTTATAAGGCTTTAAAATGGTTTCGCTATAAACATGTTTACCTTTTCCTTTTGTGTATGGAAGGTGTTTTACCCTTGCAAGATTGCTTACAACATATAGTCCTTCCCAACCTGGAATAGATTTCCAAATTTCTCTCATAACTATTCCTCTTTCAGTTCGACTGGTTCATCCTTAGATTTGATACATCGTAAAATATCTATACATGACGGATCATCTTTATCTTTTTGCAATAAAACGCTCAACAAGAAACTACTTGCGAATTTATTGAAGTTGAATTTGTAACTGCCAGTAACTCCGTGGAATCTGTATTTGGTGAAGCATTTGTTACATTCACAGACATACATAAAACCAGAAGGAGTTTCACACCATCCTAAAATATTTCTCGCATCATCATAATAGCCATCATTGTCACATTCAGGATTAGGGCAACAGATGCCTTCACTATACTTTATAGACTCCCAATTACTAATCTTCATTGTGAGCATTTCTCTTAGCATTCCACTATCTTCCATAATTATTCTTCCTCTAAAATTCCGAACGGCGCACCGTCGGCAAACGTATATTGCTTAAACGTTTCGTTATAATCATAAAATGCCACTTCTTCGCATACATCTATCATTGAAATTCTACTATCCGTAATTTTTAGAATATAGTAAAGTTCATCATCATCTTTATGTTTTAACCACCCAAACGGCTGATGCTTCAACATCTCCTGCCAACACTCTTCCTTATTGGCGAATGGGCGGTTCTTAGTTTCTGGCTTGATGCGGTAGCGATAACTTATGTCAAATATGAAATCTTTATATAAGTCCGTCCAACCGTCTCTTCCAAACAGTTGTATTGTTCTCCCTTCAGCAAATGCCTTTACTATAGGAAGCATTTCTTTTGCTTCTTCTCTTGTCATAACTATTTGCTTTAATTGTATTATTATACTTTTATTTGTTCTCTATAAACAGCGTGCTCAACTTGCGAGCGTTCGCCATTCTTCTTGGGTAATTAACCAATAAATACTTTACTATAAGGTAGTGAAACGAATATTGCTAACCCAACAGGCTTTTTCGTTACAATCTACCTTGTCGTTAATTTGTATCGGATACTCTTCAAGGTATTGCTTTTTTAGTTCATACTTCTGACGTGCAATCTCTATTTCTTTTTTATTGAGAGCACGCATCTGTTTTTCAAAATCTTTTTCTGTCATATTAATTCTCCAGTTCTATATTATGTTCATCTGCGAAACAATCTTCTGCATCCTCGCAATAACGACTTTCACAAAGTGTCTCAGGAAATGCTCTGTTAGTAAAATACTCTCGGCAGCATAACTCGCATATTTCATCTCCATAATTATTTATCAACTCTTCTCTGGTCATTATTCACCCTCCTTTCTGATTAAATAATCGTACATAGGTTTGCGGCTTCTACGATATTTATTACATATCTTCTCTGCCTCTTCCTCTGTATTACAAATTGCAACAACTCCATCGGGATACGTGTCCCAATATCTAATAACTTTATATTTTGTCATATTAGCCCTCCAGTTCTTTTATAGCTTGCGCACATCTTTGCATGTTCAAGTCTATGTCTGTTATAAGATGTTCGTACTTGTCCAAATTAGAGGATGATAATTAGTAATTTGTAATATGCTCTGCGTACATTATTTTTCGCATAAGGCGGTCTATTTCTTTATCTGATGCTATATGGTCTATTGGGTAGCGCATAAAGTTTCCCCAATCACTTTGCTTTCGCAATTCGCCATTGGAATCCAGACCAATCAAACATCCATATCCGTCACCATTTTTATAGCCATCATGGATAAATATATTTCCATCACTTGTTACAAGAAATTCTCCTCTTTTAAATTCACTTCTTTTTAACATATTTCTCTTCTTTTTTACTCTCCCCACTGTCACTGGGGAGAAATTGTTATTACTCAGTTACCAACTCCCAGTCCTCTGCAAATACATCACTCGAAGACGGAACCCAAGAGTCGGCACGTCCGTCTGGGTGCACTATAAGCATCTGATTGGTGTAAGCGATGTGTGGCTCAGCACGTGCCATAATGATATCCTTGGCAGACTGGGGAAGTGACTGCATATTAGGAATAATGTCGGCTGTAATATGGGCTGGCACTTGCTTGACAACAAATAAACCTTTGCCATTCCAACCAGCTCTGCGGACAGCCATACCTGCTTTAAGATAAAGTACTGCCGTGCCGAATGTAAAATTGGACAGCATAGCTTTCATCTTATTTGCCTTTATAAATCTGTCTGCCAAGACAATGTAATATTGCCCCATCGCCCCTCTTTGCACAGTCAACAAAGCACGAGAAAGTGCGTCTAAAGCACTGAACTCATCCGAAGAAAGAAAGTTATCGCATTTATACATGCGTTTTTCAAGGTCTTCGAGTTCAAGAAGCATTCTGTTGACGAACGTTTCAGACGGCTTGTAAGCCTTCTCGAACACATCTGCCGGACTCCAAGACTGGTAACCGCCTTCGTACTCAACGAGGTAGCCAGCCTTATCCGTTTCACACTCTGACGGTCTTACACCGTCCTTCAAGAGCTTGCGCTCGTAGGCTTCACCCATTGTCATAGGCATAGCCTTCACTGTCTTTGTACCAGTGTACTGTTTCATTTCTTTGTTCATAGTTATGTTTGTTATATTGTTAATGTTTTCTTTTGTTCTCCTTTGCAAGTCTTCTCTCGTATGCTCTACGCTGTTGACGTGTCATACCGTCCTTTTTGGTTTCGTAAAACTCTAAAGCTTCACGGCATCTTTTTGATTCTTCCGTCTGCTGTTCTGGATGCTCCTTTAAAAGTTCTTGAAATTTCTCGAACTGCTCCTTTAAAATAATATGCTGCTCTGTGTATTCGTTGCGGAGCTGCTTTACTCTTTCCATATCCATAGCTTGCTATTTTACAAGTTCAAAATCATAAACAAATACCCAAGGGTTGCCCTCCCAAGTGCCCTTGCCGCTGATTTTGTCTATTAGGGCAGCGTAGGTTTCTTGCGCTGTTCGAAACGAGGAGTTGGCAAGACCGTGATACCAATACGTCGTACCTTCAAGCCCTACGTTGTCGTCACGCCAAATGCCTTCTTTTAAGCAATCTCCCTCGCTAATTTCCTGTAAACGTTCAACACGAATATTAGTGATGCGGATGCAGTGCGGCATAAGGTCTGCCTTAACAAACATCTTATTGCTGCATCCTTTCTCGTATTTGATGCACTCCAAAGGCATTCCGTTTTTACCACAAAGACGATAAAATTCACCGTCCTTTCTCAAATCTTCGTATTTTTGAGCGATGGCTATAGTTTCACCGAGTTTGTAAGCGGATTTGGCGAGAAGTCTTCCATCGCCAAACAGACATGCTTTGCCTTTGTTTACTCCTTCTAAATCCTGCCTAACCATAATATCTCTCCATCTTCCTGCAGTATAGGCTATTCTTCTTGTTTGAGTCTTTCTGCCTTCGAGTACAGCTTGTGTTAAGCCGTACTTGTCGTTGAACATTATCTTTTTCATACTCTATATTTTCGTTGATAACCTCTTTGAAGTGTACGTTCGTTACTCTATTACTTAATTCCCCATTCTTTTTTATAGTTAAATGGTTCAGGGAATCCTTCTATAGGTTTTTCTGATATTAAAATCTGTTTGCCATGTATAGAATCGCATCCCCATCCCCATATCATACCTTCATTAGCATCATACACATCTTTTGTTATTGGACACAGCGAATAAGTTTCTTGCAAACCATATCCTTGACATCCTTGCCCTGCAAATACGCCATCATTAAGAACGTCTATAGCATATTTATTTGCTATAACTGCCGCACTGTCATTTCTGGAAGGGACAACAGCCACATAAACCAAACTTTGAAAACCTCGACCTTCTGTCAAATCGAAATTATATGATATGGCAAAGTAACTTATCTTGTTAAGGAACTCTTCCTCATACTTCCTACATTCCTCTTTATTAAGGAACTCTTTGCCGTCTTTTGCAAGATAAACGGTCTTCTGTATTATCTTTTCTTCCATGTTACTATCAATTCTTGTGTTTACTGCGCTACCTCAAATCCAGCTCTTAGACAAGTATCAATGGCGCGTATGGCTATCCACACAGCCTTATCTGCTTCTCTGTCGCCAAGATTTTCTCTCAGTTCACACAACTTTTTCTTTGCTTCTGTTGCATTCATACTTTTCGTTATTTAAGGCGGTTAAACACCCAACATTCTATCAATAAATTTACGCACAACTTCTACTGCCTTATATTCTTTTACCCTTATTCTTTTTTCGTATCTGTTGCAAAGTAAGGTCAATGCGCCTCTAAGATTAATTAATTCATCTTCCGCAAGCATCTCTTTACTTACCAAACATTTAATAGAAGTCGAGTCGAGCTTTAAAACTTTGCTATTTACAACTCGTCTGTCTAATCCGCAAAAACGTATTGCTTTATCTATTGTATCAAACGTTGCTTCACGGCAAATACAAGCATCATCATCCAGATATGTCATTATACGCCACCGATATGGTATTCCCCAAATGGTATTTTTCTGAACAGAGTAACGCTTTTCTCCATTAACAAGGGTCTTTTCAACGATTCTCTTTGCCATACTTTTATACTTTTAGTTTTGCGTTCAACCCCAGTGCCCAAAGAATATGTTGGAGTTCGTGCACGTATTGTATTTCTCTCAACTTTTTGCCGTCGAGGTAGGCAGCAAACTTATTTCCCTCGACCTCGTACACGATATTAATGCCAAGGTCGTAATGATAGAAGTCGTACCATTCCGAAGTGCCTTCCTTTTGATGCTGCTCCTCCTTAAATCCGTTCTTTTCGAGGAGTTCGGGCGTGAGAGAGATGCCTTCAATGCTACAACACCAAGCTCCCCAAGGTCCGTCGTCGTCATCGTAGGTAGCGATTAGACCGACGACACCTACTTTGTCTTTATAGACTTTCTCGGGACGTATATCGTTAACAACGCACATTGTGCCTTTCGGAAATGCGCAATCGCGGTTTGTTCTTACAAGGTCGCCTATTCTTAGGTCTTCTGGTTTAATCATTTTCCTGTATTTAATGCGATTCGTAGATAAACTGAGAAAAACAGCCAGACAAAACCTACTGTTACTCTATCATCATGGCGTGATGCGCCGATAGCCGGCAGTGCAAAAAACTGCCAATCTTTTTTATTAGCGAAGCAAAAAGCTTTACACTCGCAGTATTTAGCTTTAATCATTTTCCTGTGCATTCTTTTGTAAATACTACTCTTCCATCTTTTTGGTCATAAGGGCAATTAAACACCTGAGGGCAAAGACCGCAGCTTATAATGTGACGTACGTCACATTTCATTCTTGATTTGTAGCTCATTTCTTTCTTCTTTTATTTGAGTTTTGAAGTGCCTGACCATAATCCTTTGGGGAGGTTACTGCGCTTAGAATAGCCCTATATGCTGATAGCAAATAATAAAGATGGTCTATGAATTTCATTTCTCACCTCCTTTCGGCAATATATAATTCTTTGGCATCTTCATATAATTATCCAAACCCAAACCGAATAGCAGATGTTGGAGTTCGTGAATATACCGTATTTTCATGTTAAAAATATCGGTGCGATAGTAGTTGTCCACAGGGTATATCGCTACTCCATGCTTGGCAAATTCTTCGTGTTCGTCACTCCATTTCCATCCGTTGCATATTAGTACTTCAACAGTTAAAAGGATAGGCTCCACTTCACTGTGGTCTGCAAGGTACCAGTTACATTCGCCGAGATCAATTAAAAGTTTTTCCTCTCTCACTTCTATAATTTGCACGACGCTTGGTGAGGCTACTCCTATATATCTCACCCAATCACCGGCTATATATCTCTGTTCCATATACTTGATATTTATTTGTTAGGCAGCAAGTCCTCTATGTAGCACCATGTGATAGGTGTTACAGCATAACTACAAAAGCATCCCCATTGAAACTCTCTATCAGGATCAACATCATCGTAGTTTATATCTTCTGTAGTATTAACTATGATATAATTTCCTGACCTTGTGCAATTAAACCATCCCTTTACAAGAATTATCCTTCCATCTTCTGGTATTTCATTCTGGCTATGCCAAAGAGCTTTCTTAAACCATTCAACACCTGCGGCGAAAGCATTTCTTGCGGCGAAGTTTGCAACCGCATCCAATGCGGGATTGTATGTCAACGTTGCTGCCTTTCGTATGTCTTTTTCGTCAATCATAATAGTTTCGTTTTAAAGTTATCGTAAATTTCCAAGTCGTTCCACCATTCTTCTCTACCGAGTTCTACGTGCCTGTTTTCGGGTGCCCTGTGCTTCACAACTGCCTTTATCCACTCGTTAGGAACAACCGTATTAAACGATTGCAAGCCGCTGCTTTTCTTCGTCTTGCCGACTACCTTGCCGTCAATGTAGAGGTAAAGCGGATGATATTCGCCTTCAAAGCGGTAGCAGAGAGCTTGGAGCTGCTTGTGCTCTATCTCGCTGTAAAATGTCACCTTGTAGCGGTTTCCTCTATGCAAAGCAGCGAGTGCGTGCATGAAGTCCTCGTAACCAAAGTGCGTGTTCATCTTGCCGTTCAGCTCGTAGAAGTATCGCTCGAAGATGTCGCGTCGCATATAGAACCAAAGAAAGTCCATATCGTCGTCTGACATCTGTGGAATTGATTTATATACAATCTCCTGCCAGACGTGCTGCCGGAGGTGCGAACCTCTTGCGAAACCCTCAACCGCATTGAGGAAGTCGTGTCTACCTAAAGAAAGATTTATCATACTTAGAATTTTTCTCTTATTTTCTGATATTGCTTGGCAAACGTCTTTTCCGTTACCCATGCGCTGTATCGTGTGCGGTAGTAACGCTTAGGCTTGCTTGAAACAAGCCCTGTTGCGTCACGAGGAGTATTCACGCTCATGTATATCTTTGGCACGATGTCCGTTGACACATACGATGTGATATACTCGTCTTCGAAAGCGATATGTCCTGTCTCGCGGAAATTGACATTTGCAAGCGAGAAGTCTTTTGCCATGTTAGCATTATTTGGGATTGTTTGTTGTGCCTAACAGATGTTGATTGCCCTCATAAGGGATGCAATACTTGTAGACACTTGATAAACAGACGTAAGGGCATTGCTTATTGAATGTGTTGTAGTGAGAGAAGAGTTCACAACGCCATACGCTATCTTCGTTGCATCTCACCAACACCTTGTCGAACGGCTTGAATGAACACTTAGGTTCAACAACCTTAACAGTCTCTACTTGCAACGTTTCGGGGTTGTACTTGCCGCCGTAATGCTTCTCTGCTGCTGCGATAAACAATGTTCTTTGTTCATCATTTGCCCTTACGAAACATTCTGTGTTGCACACTTCCTCTTCGCCAAAGGTGTGGTCTTTGTAGTAGTTGATTGTGGTATTAAACTCTGTGTAATCATCGTTTACCCAGCCGTCAAAGATAGCCAGCATTTTGCTGTTGGGGTTGTACACAATATCGCCACGCTTGAAGAACTTGCTCCAACAACGCATCTTTGAAGAAGGAAAGAGGACGCATTCACTACCCTCTATATTAGAAAAATAACAACCGTCTTTTGTGAAAGTTCGAAGCGACAAATCACTTCCAATACGAACAGAGATTGGATATTCTTTGCCGTTAATAGATTCTTCAAGCTCGCATTTGCCGAACAGCTTCGAATACAGCTTTGTGTCTTTTGGCATATCGCGGAGTATTTCCGCAATGTTAATCTTGTTCTCCATTTTCTTCCTCCGTTTCTTTTGCTGCTTTCATGCAGTCCATTATTTTATACATTCCAAGCAGCCTTTGCTGCTCGATTACGTTTTTTAGCATCTCGCGGTATTCCTTTATTAGTTTTGCGTATATCGAACTTCTACCGAGAAAGTACCATGTTCCCGCAAAAAAGGCGGTATTAATGATTGTTAATACTATTCCTATCATTATTCGGTTTATATATCGAGGTTTTTAACACTATCGAACATTGTCTTTATCGGTGTAAGTCTTAAACTGCCCAGACAAGCGTCGCTATTGGGGTCGTCTTTGAAAGTGTATGAGATAGTGTCTATGAAACGCATCATCTCGACCTTTATTTCCCTACCTCTGTACTCGCTGTTGAGTTCTGCGACTACGCTTTTAAGCACCCCCAAAAGCACAACTGGAGTAAACTCCTCGCTAAACACAAACTCCGCATTTCTAAAAGCTTCCAAATTGTATGCAAGATCCTGCGTCTTTTTGTTATGAACGCTACATCTCGGGCATTCGCAGTAAAATATTTCTTCTGTCATATTATTGTATTATTAGTTTCTTAGTATGTGCGCTTTTACCACCTTGTGAACAGCTCGTGGCTGCGCTTTGTTAAACTCTTCCACAAACCAACGTTCGTACTCGTCGTGGAAACGTGGCTTGTGTTGTTTCTTGCCTTGGAGAGGATAAATATCTGCGATAAATTTCTCTCCGTTGTCTAATGTCAGTACAGCTTTCATAACTTGCCTGTTTTAAATCCCAACTCCTTAGCTATTGCAAGGAAATCGGAGAGTTTGTCGGGTGATACGCTGGTCTGCTTGCCTTGCGAACAGACAACACCATCTTCAACCTTGAAGTAGATATTGCCATCCATGTTGATGTAGTAAATCTCACTTTCCATATTACTTCACCTCCATGCTGATTAAGTCGTTGAAATCTTCTTCCGACTTGCAGTCGTAGCAGTAAGTCAGCGTACCGTCAGCATCCTTTGTGAGCATCATTATGCTGTTGCCGCTGCTAAGCAAGTCCTGAAGCATATCAATACGAGGATATATACTTACGCTGTTGTTCTTACTAAACCAACGAACGCCCGAAATAAGGCTTATGGTGTAGAGCGCATACCGTTCTCTTGCGCCCTTTTCGTAAGGAACAAAGACGTAATTATCTCCTTTTATGATAGACCACACATCGCGCAGCCTACTGACAAATGTCTTGATTGTTTCCTTCATATCTGTTGTTACATGTTAAAGTTAATTTCCTCGGCAGGAACCATTTTGAAGGACTCCACATTCTCGAAGCCTATATCGTTGCCAGTTACGGTTATAATATCCATTGTTTTGTCGTCAGTGTTTGGGTATATCTCGGATATTGTTTCCGCTGGTATAATAGTCGGTACGGTGTTGCCCTTCTCGAACACTAAAAGAAAATAAGGTTTATTGTTTTCGTTTGCCATGTTATTGTCTTTTTTTTGTTACAATTTCCAGTGCTCCAAGCAAAGTCTTTTCGCTAATTCCGTTGCCGGATGCAACGCCATCTTCCTTGATAGAATTGAGAGCTTTTTTGAGGCATGTGATATCAGAGGCGAGTTGTTTTATGAGGACACTCATTTTCTCGTCTACATTTCTCACATCGTCACGATTGGCGTTTACCGAGGTTAGTATCTTGACGCAACACTCCTCGATATAGTCCTTTAACGTTGCTTCGTGCTCCTTCTTTATCTCCTCGACAACAGCCGACGAACGAATAGGGTATATGGCAAAGTCGCACTTTATTCTGTCATTTGGTGTTTTTTCGTTTCGGATGTGCACATCGCGTAACTCCTTGTAACAACTACCTATCTTTACAAGATAAGTTCCTTCGCCATGTGGGTAATGGTCAAGAAAATAGCGTTCGTTCCCAGTAAAGGTTTCGCTTTCTTCAATTACACCCAAAATCGGTATTCTTACTTCTTTTTCCATGAGTTTGTTTTCTTTTGTTTCGCCAGCATACGCTTGTACGCTCTACGTTCAGCTCGCGTCATGCCGTCTTTCTTGATTTCGTAGACTTCTTTATCCATTGTTTTCATAGATTAAAGTTCATTATATTCGTTGTGTTTTACAGAGTTTCCGTGAAGGAAGCCGATTGTATAGCCTAACGAACCCACCATGAAGGCGACGTAGGCTACGAGTAGTATTATTCCGATTGTTGTCATTGTTATTTTGTTTTATTGCACCACAAGTCGATTTCGATATATGCTCCTGCCCATATCGCTTCCTCAACTGTTGCGTCAGGATGCTCTCTTAGCCATTTCTGTATCTCGTCTTTCAGTGCCATTTGTTGATGTTTTAGGAGTCCATTCAATTCCGAGCTTTGCAAGCGTGCCGTCCTTGTAGGCGTTGTATGCCATCTTCGCTTGCAGGCAGTTGGGGTTTCTGTCAGCAGCCTTGGTAGCTGCGAGGAGGTTGTTACGTTGCTGTTCAGCGCGTGTGAACTCTATTTCCTCTCTGTGTCGTTGCGCTTCCATGTGTTCGCTTGCCAAATCGGTTTCGGTAATCCTGGTCTTAATGGCTTGCGGTTTCGGCTCATTTGGAGTAGTAGCACCACTCTCTACAAGCCGTGAGAAGTTCTCGGGTTTCAGTAGCCAGTTGAAATCAGCAACCCATTTTGACGGGTTTTTGCCATTGAGGTAAGGGTCTGCGAGAGCCTTGTCAAGTACCTTCTGTAATGCCTTGTTGTCGTTGTTATATTCCGCAAGTCGCTCCTCGATCAGCTTCTTGCGGTACGGGGTGATGTTGAGCACCTTTGCCATCGAGGACTTCGTTTCGTCCACACGGCGGTTCCAGTAGGCGACGAGCTTTTCGTAGTCTACCGTTGCGGCCTTTTCCTGTGGTGCGGATGCAGGAGTTTGAGGCGTGTTTGTCTTGCGTTTGTTACGCTTCGCCCAACGCTTGCGTGCGTTCTCTTTGTTGCGCTCGCAGCGTCTTTTGTACGAGTCGCGTTCCGCGTCCACGTCCGCCTTCAGAAAGGCGAACGCGACACGAACGGCTTGGTCGGTATCCTCGGACAACATCGTGCCGTCGGAAGCGTAAGCGAATACAGCCCTCATAAGCTCGCCAAGTTGTATGTCGGTCAGCTCCTTGAAGGCTTCCATGTTTGATAAATCGAGGGAAATTCTGTTTTTCATAACAATGACTTTTATTTAGTTTGTAGGGCAGGGAAGTGACCCTACCCTACTATGATAGCATTTAGGTTGGCTTGTGCCCACAGAACGTACTTGCGAACGTTAAAAGGGCAGTTGGTCAGTTCCAGCTGAAGGTGCGGCCTGTGCTCCTGGCGCAGGCTGCTGCGGAAACAGGGCACCTGGTTGCGGTGCGGGAGATGGTTGTGCAGCCGGCTTTTGTGCCGAAGCATGGTTTACGACGTTCCATGCTCTGATTTGGTTGTACCATCGTCCGTTGTATTCGTGAGCGTCGATGTCGATTGACACTGTGACCATATCGCCCACTTTGAGATTGTACTGCTCGACACGCTCTGCGCCGAACACGTCAAAGGCGATGTTCTTCGGTGTCTGCTCGTTGGTCTGCAACACATAGGTGTTGACCTGCCACGGCTTGCCGGTTGACTGCGACGTGCCGCTCTTGGGAGGCAGGGCCGCTATGATTTTTCCTACTACGTCCATGATAATTTTTAGGATTTTGACTTGTTGATAACTTCTTCCACGAAAGCGTTCGCGAGCTTCACGCGCTCTTCAAGTAGCGCGATGTCCTCGTCGTTGCGTGGAATATTTACGATGTGTATAGGGTTCAGGAGCCACGGCGAATAGGATACGAAGTCCGTTTCCGTCGCGCCGGTGCAAGCCATCTCTGCCATTGTCTGCCAATAATACTCTGGCTTGACTTCTTTCAGTGATGCGCCGTCGTGTATCTTATCCACATACATCATGTGGGTTGCGATGTTCGGGCACTTAATCTCCAGGCACTTCAAGTCCGCACCTCTTACGATGCCGTCGGGCGAGGCTGCGAAGTGCGGTATGGTATCGTGCTTGCAGGATGCAACCTCGAACACCTCTACGCCGTTGTTGAGCTTGATGTATGTCTCTCGGGCGTACTGCTCCTGCTCAATGCCGAACTGCATAGCCTTGGAGGTGAAGTTCGTCTGATGAAGGTAATCATCAAACACATCGTCATCGTTGAGGAAGTCGGGGTTGAACAGGCGCTCGGCGGCTACCTTGTACATATAACTCTTTGCCGTTTCGGACCACGCTTCATACTTCTTGCGACCCGACTTCATAAGATTGTGAACTTCAGAACCTGTAAAATTTCCGAAGCGGGAGCGTTGCCATGCAACACTCCTCTGCTCTACGTCGTCGACAATCACGCCTTAGCCTCCTTTTTCGCAGCATTGGCCACTGCGGTTTCGGCTGCTTTGGCAGCGATGTTTTCCTTCTTCTCGCTTTCGAGGTTGTCAATGTATTCGGGTGCAAATGCGTCGATGTCGAGGTCCTGGATGTCTGACGAGTTCACGTTTACCACAGCCTGATCAAAAGTAACAGCGTTCTGCATCTCGATTGACTTCGGAGCATACTTCAAGATAGACTTGAGAACAGTCTTTTGCGCCATAGCGTCGAAGTCGGACTTCCACGGAGATGTATATCCCGAGCGATATGCCTGCGAGAACTTGGTGGCGTGTGCCTTTACTCTATCCACGTCCCAGTACGCAACCTTTGTAAATCCGTTCAGAAGTTCGAACTTTGCCATGTAGCCGACGATTTTGTCAGACTTTCGCTGCTTCTTGTCGAACACATAATCCTCGTCAAACTCGTCGCCCGAGATGTATTCACCTTCGTGTACCGGCGCAGCAAGGATTTTCTTGAATTGTCCGCTACGCTGGCAGAGCTGAAGTAAGCCGAGGTAGCCAACCTGGAACTGCGCCTTGCTGCCGTAAGGAATGATATAGCACTGTCCCAATGTAGGGATAACCTGGAGCTGCATGGTTGCTGCCACCATTGCTGCGCCTATAATGCTCATCGGTTCTGCCTTGCGAAGCTGCGGGTTTCCGTTTGCCACACTGATAACCGAACTCATAAAGCTGTTTGCCATCTGCGGACTGCTCCAAACCTCATTCAGCTTGCCTACGACCGCAGGAGAGTGCATCAACTCGCCAAGAGTGGCGTTTTTCTGTTGTACCGTTACTTGTGTATTATCCATATACTACTTTGTAATTTAAAAATGCTTTGTATATACGCTCTGAAATTAGACCCTTGTTGAAATATTCCTTTGCAACCTTGTCTATTAGCTTTTTCTTTTCGTTTTTATAGACTTCTATAGCTTCCTCTTCGGTATCACACCATCCCAATCCGACTGTTTTCCCATTAATGCACATTTTAGGTTCAAAGCGTCCGTGTGATTTGTTATAAAATCGCTTCATCCCTTCGATCTGTCGCGATTTCTTTTCCGTTTGCAGAATATTGTTAAGTGCTTTTGGTATAAAGCAACATGTATCTGGCGAGTACATTCTTTTGCTCTTTCCGCTTGAGAGAAGGTCTTTGTCTAACACGTATCCCTCGACGTAGTTCTCGTCAAACCACAACTTAAAGTTACTAAACAATAGCCACGGCTCGTAAAAACCGACATCCGCATAAGAGCGACATAGCAATTTCTCGTATTCGGACATCGGGAAACATCTTTTTAGAAGATACTTCCAATGGCGAAATGCAGCGTCCGAAATGGTGTATAGTGTGTCGTTTCTTGCTACGCCTCGTATAAGTCCTCTTCTCTTTTCTAAAGAACACTTTGGGCAACAGCGTCCCGACAAATGCGCAGCCGGTGTCTGCTCGAAGACACCGTGCTTAGGGCAGATTATTTCGACCGCCGTATGTGTCTCTTTGTAGCATACTTTCGAGTAATCGTACCGCTCACCGTGCACCTTGTGGGCCTTTCGGATAAATTCGGAGGTGTCTAATCTTTTCATGGTCTTACTCCACTTGTTACTTCTCGAACACATCGAGTATCTTTGTTTCTACGAGGCGGTTGATTTCGTAGTCAATCTGTGTATTGAGAAACGCGTCTACGACATATCTGCGTGCCGTTTCGATGTTTTTCGCCTGAACGAGAAAGTTTACGTTGGTCTTCTTTTCCTTGCCGGTACGCTCGTCAAGCGTAATCATTGCGACGGTTGCACGGAAGAACTTGTCATCGTCTTCATCTTCAGAGAAGAATACCTCGGTGTACGGAGCGATTGCGATTTTCTTCACATCGAACTCGCCCGAACAATACGGTTCCATCTCTTCTGTAATTCGCTGCTCCGCTTCCGCAAAGCTCAACGCGTCCACGGTATATGCTTCCGTAGCGATGCTGTTTGTGCTGTCGTCATTCTGACGTTCGTAGCGTACTGTGGTCTCGTACCACACTGCTGTTCTTGTTCTCATTGCTTTATGTTTTTAGAATTAGTTACTGATACTTGAAGAAGACAAACCCGAACGCATTTTCGTGTATTCGGTTAATACCGAGGTTTCTGTCGATAGCAAGGCAGTATTTTATCATATCGCACGCTTTCGTGTGCGGCATCTTAATAAACGCCTTATGCTTCTCTCGGAGTTCCTTTATCTTCTGTATGTGCAGCTCTGCTCGTGTACGAGACTCTGCACTTGCGCCCGACTCTCGTTCTCGGATGCGCTCATATACTTCGCTTATATTCATACCGTATGTTTTTTTATTCGTGTCGCCATTCCCACTGACAGCAACAATAGTTTGACTTCGGGTCTCGCTTCGGGTCTTTACACATCTCGGGCCAGTTTCCCCACATGCAATCATGACACCCTCTCGGTCTTCCCATGACTTTAACCCTTTGTTTTGAACACGTCAATCACCGACTGCACCATTGCAGCCAAGCCGAACAGCGCAAACACTGTCAAAAATGCAAAAACCAGTATTTTCATAATCAATATTGTTTTTTTGATTTGCGAAGTTGCAGGATTCGAACCTACTTGGTGTTTATTACTCCCCAGAGGCTTGGTACACGAAAGGCTGAAAAGTCATCTCAAACATAGGTAGAAAAAAGACCCGTCGCTCCTTGCTTGCGAGCTTGTATAGCTTACCAGGCGCCTATACCACAACTTCATTGGACGACCGAAGTCGCCGCAACAACCAAGTAAAATCAAAAATCGGGGTTCACACCCGAGAGTTGTCCTTTAGCAACTCATTTTTAAGTAAAAAATATAATAATAATGTACAAAAAACTATGCTTTTTTGAATGTGAGTCCAAGATGTCGTGCGTAGTAGCACTCCTTGCCGGAGCGTTTCGTCTCGTCGTCGTAGTAGAGCGTAAACTTGCCGCCCACCTCGATGTCGCGAAAGTAGTTGCGCATATTCTCCAGGTACCATATTGCCTTGTGCACCTTGATGGGTTGCGTCGCAATGCGCATCTTTGTTTTCTGAGGCAGCCCCGACATTACACGAAACCGCTCCATCATCCATGTGCGCTTTTTCGTTTCCATGCTTTTTCGTTTGGCCTCGGGATTTGTCTTGATTGTGTTTGCGATACACCCCCGTGTCTTTTTGAGTATTCGGGCTTTCGTCTCGTCCGTCTGCTGGAGGCCCAGTTTTTTAACCCAATACCAGACGCTGCCACTGCAAACACCGTGTCTTGTGGCTATCTCCCCGGCAGAAGAATACGGGTATTCCCGAATTGTTATGTCTTTTAGCCATCCCTTGTGGCTGTAGATGTTCGTTTGCTTCACGTTAGTTTCTTTTTAGTTAAAAAATAATGTGTGCTATTCTCGCGAACGGCACACACAACCCATCTTAATACGATTAAATTATCAGTTACATATTCCTATTAACCCAATTAAAAAGAATTAGAAAGCAGGAGGAGAGACTGGAATCGAACCAGTATCATAGTCCCGGAACTCGTATAAAGTTCCGAGGACTTCGCCTTACCAATCGCGCACTCTCCTCTTTGATTATATAATATGACAAACACTGAAAAGTCTCTGTCTGTTGTTTTCCGCACCTTTATAGACCTTTTGCGGTGCGGCCGTCTTGCACGCTCAACGTGCAGCCTACTGCGTTCCTTTTCGCTTTGCCTGTGCCGTCAATTCAGAGTCCGGCATGGTTCATTCTATCCGCTTTCACGGCTTTCGCTACGTCAGAAGACGCTTTAATAGGTCTTTCGTTACTCAGCATCCTCGGGCGGCGGTCTTGGATTGTTAGTCTCGCGCCGTCCTATATGCCTTTCTTCTGTGTGTCAATAATTCAAAGAACAAAGTAGCGACCGAAAGCGGAGTCGAACCGCAAGAGCCACCCGAGGCTCAGGGAATGGGACTTACAACAACAACAATAACAATAAATGGAAATTAACTGAAATCCAAGCAAAGATCTTTTAGCTTCCCCTATCCATAGCTCCGGCACACCAGTCGTGCCTTTCGGTCATTTAAAACCCGCTTGTCTTCGCAGATTTGCGAGCTGACAACAATGTTTTACCATCAATAATTTAAATTGTTACAAGATGTGTTTTCGCTAAAACAACAACAAATTTAAGTATTCTGTCGCGGAGGCGGTTACGACACCGCGTCCTGTGGGGCTAACTGCCTATTTAACTTATGACTAACTAATTATGAGCGATTTATTAACCCTGTGAAAAATCTGACCCACATGTGCTTACCTTTGCACCACTCCGCGTTGTTTTTAAAACCTGCGACCACCTCGCGACGACCGCAGGTTTCGTTTCACGCCTGAAACTTGTATTTCTAATAATCATAAATACGATTTAGTGAATGTAGAAAACCGTCATCACGACGAAGCGATTAAAATATCGCCGAAACAAAAGACTTTAAAAACATTATGAATGTACTATTAACTCTAACATACTCTATTTTTCTCGATGAGCTTATCGATGTCGCGTTTGCGGTAGAACACCGTTGTGCCGACCTTGAAGAACGAGATACGTCCGCTTGAACGAAGGTTTTTGAGAAAGTCCATGCCCACGCCGAGGTACGCTTGCGCCTCCTTGTTCGAGAGCCATATCTTCTCAATCTGTGTTACTGTCGCCTGTTTCATAATCTTTCTTGCTTTAAGTTTGGTTTATGTTGTGACGGCAGTACCGTCCGTTACCAGCGTTTCACGTATCCGAGTTCATGTGCTCGTTTGCGGATGAGGTTCTGAATGTCCGAGTCAAGTTCCCATTGCAGGGCACGTCGGACTGTTGCCACCCCTACTCCGCAGTCTTCTGCCAATTTAATTTGGCATCCTCGCCGAAGTTTTATTCTTTTTCTCTTTGCCATCTCGACTATAATTGCTACATTTGCACATTAAAC